CACACGGGGCCAACTTCCACCCCTGCCAGGCGTGCCAGGAGGTCCGGCCGAAGCGCCGAGGCATGCACTGGCCGCACGTGATCCTGGATTACCTGCACGTGTGGAAGCCCGGGGACAGCCCGCCCGACGAGGACGGGCGCCGCAAGATCAACTACATCGCGGTGATGGCCGAGATCGAAGACATCCTGATCCGGTTCCCCTCGACCACCAAAATCAGTTTCGACCAGTACGATTCGGCGCTGGGCATGGCCCAGTTGCGCCAGAAGTTCTCTCCGCACATCTCGGTCGCCGAGGTGATCTTCACCGAGAAGGAGAACCAGCGCCGCGCCGAGCGGTTCAAGAACGCCCTCAACCTGGGGTGGGTCAGCGCCTACCGGGACCACCTCTACGAGGACGGCGGGTCCCTGCTGGAGATGGAGTGCAAGTTCCTCTCCGAGCGCAACATGAAGGTGGTCAAGCAAGACTTCGGGCCGGTGCAGACCAAGGACCTGTTCGACGCCGTCTCGGTGGTGGTCACCGATCTGCTGCACGAGGCCCTGGACCGTTACCGGGGCCAGTCCCTGGTCCACCCGTTGTTCGGGTCCTCGGAGACGGCCGGGTTGCGCTCCGGTCGTGAGTTCCTGCGTCAGGGCGGCAGCAGCGCGCACAAGCGCCTGTCCCAGATGGAGCCGCTGATGCCCGACAACCCGGCGCGCGACATGCTGGCCGGGATGCGAACCGAGCGCAACCGGCGCGGTGCCTACGTTCCGAACCGGGCCAGCCAGATCCGTGAGCGTGCCTCTAACACACGGGCCGGGCGGGGAAGGCGATTATGACTTCCCGGCGTGTCGTCAGCCAATTCCGTTTGGATTGGGTCCAATAATCGTATGGCCCGGGACACCAAGGCGTTGATGGATGAGGTCGAGTACTTTGATGAGCCCACGCTGGAGATGAAACGCGCGGCCCAGCGCACGATCTGTGCCTACGCCACCGATGCCGCCGAGGCTGCTCTGTTCCTGGACATGTGCGGTGTAGATCCTATCCAGGTTCCCCCGGCCTCCTCGGTGACATCGCGGCTCATATGAGCAGGCGACTGCCTCTGTTTGTCGTCTCCCCTGACGACGAGTGGAAGTTGCGCGGGCTGTGTCGTCAGCCGGACTTGGATCCTGACACCTTTTTTCCGCCGGGGTCGGGGGAGATGGCCGCGCGGGCGGCCAAGAAGATCTGTTTTCATTGTCCGGTGGTCTCCCGGTGCCGGGACTGGGCGCTGACCCATGACGAATTTGGGGTCTGGGGCGGGATGACCGAGCGTGAGCGCAAGCGCCTGCGTCACCAGGCCAGACACAACCGCCGCCGCCGCTGTGGTTAGAGGAACATTGGAATAAACCTTGGTCTGGGAATGTTCCGATCGGTGGAAAGAGAGATCCCCGATGGAAGGAAGACCAATGGCAATGACCAAGCGGCTTCGTGAGGGGCCGATCACAACCAGTGAGCTGGATGCGCTCAATGACGCGATTCTTGTGCTGGAGATGCGCGGCCACCGAGAGCTGGCCAATCAACTGATTAACGTGTGGATCGAAGAGTTCGCTGCGACCGAAGAGAGGGCGGCATAATGACCACAGTCCAGAGCCCCAGGCTCACCTCGCGCGCGAGCGAGCAGTTGTACGCCCGGGCGCACGCCGCCGGGATGGCGGCCGGAGAAGCCGCGCGGCCGACCCCGATGGTTGTCACTGAGCATCGCAATCCGCTCGATGACTCTTCGCCGGTCATCCGGACCTACGCGCCGGTGATGTCTGGTGTGTGCGGTTTCGCCTGGGTCACGGTGCGACCTGCCACCTCGTCGTTCGCGCGGTACCTCAAGGCCCGGGGGCACCGCCGGGGATATGAGGGCGGCATCCAGATCTGGGTCGGCGAGTTCGGCCAGAGCATGGAACGCAAGGAGGCTTACGCCCGGGCGTTCGCCGCAGTGCTGCGCGAGGCCGGGATCACGGCCTACGCCGCGAGCCGGATGGATTAACTCCATCGATCATCAATCACCGGCGTCCCCAGAGGGCGCCGGTTCTCATTGGAAGACACGCACAAATGACGACAATTTACTTCGCGACCAATCACGCCTCGGCGATCCCGCTGATGCAGGCTGCTTACCGGGGTGAGGCGGCGCTGCCGTTGGGCTACATCGATACGCCCAACCAGGGCAACCGGCTTCCCGAGGACGTGCTGTGGTGCGCCGACAACGGCCGGTTCTCCTGCAAGGACTGGACCGAAGCCAGATGGTGGAGCTTCCTGGTCAAGCACGCTTACGCGGCCGACCGTTGCGCGTTCGCCACGGCCCCCGATGTCGTGTACCAGATCCCCGACCCGGATCATCCCGGCAAGACTATTCCGGTCGGCGACTTCGCGGCCACTCTTGAGTTGAGCCGCAAGTGGTTCGGTCGCATCCGTGAGCTGGGTTACCAGGTCGCGTTCGTTGCCCAGGATGGCTGGGACCCCTCGGTCATCCCGTGGGACGAGTTCGATGTTCTGTTCGTGGGCGGGTCCGACGAGTTCAAGCTGGGACCGGACGGCGCCGCCGCGATCGCTGAGGCCCGGGCTCACGGTAAGTGGGTTCACATGGGCCGGGTCAACAGTGCCCTGCGCATGGGCATCGCCGCGCAGCGAGGTTGTGATTCCGCCGACGGTTCCTGCCTGCGCGCGGGTGCGGTCAAGGGCGGGATCAACGTCAACCTGCACAAGATGCTGAGCTGGATCGGCGACGAGGCCACGGTGTCCGGGGCCCTGCGTCACGCCGGGTTGGAAGAGGTCAGTGTCGAGACCGCGCACGGCATCGAGATCGGCCATCGCCGCGCGCACCAAAACGAGTACGCTCTGGCGGCATAATCAATCCGGCTCAAATGTTCTTATAACTGGAAGGGAGAGCGAAATGACTTACTACGTGGCACCCCAGCGCAAGGATCACACCCTGGCCATCGTGGTGGGAATGTCGCTGGTCGCCATGGCTTTGGCCGTTATTGTCATAGTCGGGATCGTGGCGGCGATGATGACGATGGCCCACCATGAGCAGCAGCATTCTCCGGCCTGGCATATGGGACACGACTTCGCGACTAGCCAGGTGATGCAGGGCGGGGTCGACGAGCACGCCTGTAACTGGATCGCCTACGGCGGCCCCAGCGGTGGCGTCAACCCGGACGACTACTACGCCGGATGCATGGCCGGGATCCAGCATCACCGCTGAAATGTGATCTTCGTCACACGGCTTGACCTGCGGCACTTCGCTTAGAGCAACTAATCGTCGTAAGCATAAGCCCAGGTCAGGCCGTTTTGTGTGAGTTAGCTACAAACACTGTTTGATATAATTGCAGGTGAGAGGGTTAAAAGGACCTGATCTAGCAAAGGAGACACACACGATGAATCAGAAGAGTCCGCACCCGGCCGAGCCGGTTCCCGAGTATCTGCACGAGGTGCGAGTCAACGGGCGCCGACTGATCAAGGGAATGGAAGCATCCCTGCCCAAGGGTCGCAGCGGCATCGCCGGGCGCTACGAGTTCCGCTACGGCGAGGTGATGCGCGGCCAGCGGGTCACGCTCACCGATGGTGGACTGGTGCCCGAGGGCCCGGTCGAGGAGATCCTGATGCTGACCTTCTACGGGCCGGTGCGCCGCGTGAAGCAGCGCTTCCGCACGGTGCGTGCCGGTGATGTCCTGACGGTGCACTCCAAGACGGAGGCCCGGTCATGAGCACCAAGCGCAAGGTCCAAAAGGCAACCCCGTGGCAGCCGCTGCGGCCTGCCGAGTCAAAAGACCCGGACGTGTGGGCGCGGAACGGCATGCGGGCGCCGGACCGGATCTATGTCAACAACCTGTACTCGGTCTACGTTCGTGAGATCGGTAAGGGTGCGCTGCACATCAGTTTCCACCGGCACAGCCGTGGGGCGGTACGTGATTGGCGTCATTTCCAGGCGATCAAGAACGAGGTCGCCGGTCCGGAACGACTGGCTGTCGAGGTGTTTCCTCCCGAGTCAATGCTGGTGGACGAGGCGAACGAGTACCACCTATGGGTGTTCTCTGAGGGATCAGAGGGTGAGTTTCCGTTCCTGCTGCCGGGCCGCCGCCAGGTGGGCACGCGAGAGGACATGGAACGCGAGCAGGGTCGCACCAGGGCACGGCAGCGCAACTGGCAACCGGGCATTCCGACGGGAAAGGGGTTTGAGGAATACACAGCTCTCCTCTAATGTTCAGATAATCGGAAGAAGGAGACACACACCATGACGACAATCACGACCTACACCCGCGAGCAGGCCAAGGCATCCGATGCCAAGCTGGCCGAGCTGTGGATGGTCCGGGCGATGGCTCGTCAGAGCCTCAAGTCCGCCAAGATCACGGTCCACTACGCGGCCGGTGACAGCAAGCTCTACTACGGCGGGCGCTCGGAGTGGAAGCTGGACCTGGTTGATGCGATCGCCAAGGCGACGGCAACCGCGCAGGGGACCACCTACGCTGCCGAGCAGGCCGCCCGCGCGCTGCGTGAGATGGGCAAGGCCACCGAGCGTCTGGAGGCGGCTGACACCGCCGTGCAAGAGCAGGAGAGGCAGTGGTACGAGCACGGCCAGTGGCGTCGCTACATCGCGGTGCCCGGCGGTCACATCCATCACAACGATGGCTGCTTCACGCTTCGGTGGGACACCGACACCCGGTGGCTGCCGGAGTTGTCCGGTGACACCGAGGCCGACGCGGTGGCCGCTTACGGTCCGGCACTGTGCAGCCACTGCTACCCCAGTGCCCCGAGCGACTGGCGCGAGCGGGCCACAGTGCCCGTCGACACCGACGGCAACCCGTTGCCCAAGGCCCAGGCCGACGCGATCAAGGCCGAGCGTCGCGCGGAGAAAAACGCCAAGGCTTCGGCCAAGGCCGCCGCCGAGGTGCGAGACCCCGATACCGGCCGGGTCCTCTACAAGACCGACCGGGCCGCGACCAACGCGGTCGCGGGTGCCTTGAAGAACATGCGCTGGTACGAGTTCGATCACCCGGACATGCCGGAGTGGGAGAGCACGGTCTCCGAGGCGATCGCCGCCTTGGCCGCCAAGCAGGGTGTCGACCCCGACGCGTTGCGCGCCGAGGCCGAGGTCCGTGCCGACAAGGCCTACCAGGCCGGGTTGCGCAAGGCCTGGCGCGAGCTGAAGGCCGACTGCGCCTGCGGGCGCTGGGGTCGTTCGTGCGTGAACATGGACTCGGCCACCGTGCGCTACGGGCGCTCGATCGGCGAGGAGTTGGTCTTCGCCCGCGATTAAATGAGACGAGCCTCTGCGGCGTACATAGCGCCGGGGTACGGCCAGGCCGCGCTGGTTGATACGCCCCGGCCCCGCAGGGGCCTACACAACAAAGAAGGAGACACACACATGAGCACGCAAGAGAAGCTCGGCTGGGGTGCGGCCCACCTGGTGCCCGAGGGCGCCAAGGCCGCGTGGGGTGCCCGCCTCATCGTCACCCAGACCGGGGACGTGGACATCGTCCATGATCGTCAGCATGCGGTCGGTACCGAGGTTGACACGTTGCTGGATCACCTGAACAAGGTGCCCTGGCGCAAGAGTCTCAGTGACATGCTCAAGCGCTACGAGGTCTCGACCCGGGAGGGTGGCGAGGTCACCGTCTATGAGGACGACAAGATCGCGGTGCGGGGCAACTCCAATGGCAGCTACGGCTACTTCTACGTGGCCGCCTGGCTCAAGTAAAAGCCCAGGTGGGTGGCGTCAAGCCACGAGGACCCGTTTATCGTTCGGCGGCATCACCCGGGTAAGGGCGGTCCATGACGGAAGCCGCGAATCTCCCCCGAGACCGTACCTGCGCCACCACCTCACCTGGGAATACACAGCTTTCCTCTAATGTTCAGATAATCGGAAGGGAGATACACAGATGGGATCGATCAGTTATCGGATTCCCTACGGCAGCTCGGCTAAGGCCGAGGTAGCCAAGTACGTGCGCGAGAATTTCATGGGCGAGTTCCTCGTCGGTAACTTCGCGCCTGGTGACTCTGGCGGTCTGAAGTGGGGTGGCTGGGGTGGCTATTACTTCGGTGCGCACAGGTTGCCGGACGGCACCGTGTACGCCTCGGTTACCGCGTTCGCTCAGGACAAGGGTGACGTGGTCATCAAGGCCATGGAGGAGTCGATGGGACCGACCGCGATTGGCGTTGGCGCCAAAGTGCTGGCGGCGTTGACTCCGTTGCCCGAGAACACCCACGAGTGGCAGCGCGGCTGGCGCGAGGAGGCCGAGAAGTACCAGATGCAACGTAAGGCGGGGCTGGCGGCCAAGGGTAAGACCATCAAGCTGGCCAAGCCCATGAAGTTCACTAGCGGGCTGGAACTCGACACCTTCGAGGTCGAGGGGCTCAACGAGTGGCGCTGGGCTGGTCGGCGGTTTCGCCCTGGCCAGGACTGGTTTATGTCCGAGTGGAGCGTGGTGGCATGAGCAACGTCGGAAGGAGCAGCACGATGACGTGCAAGGACTGTGGCAAAGAGATTGACCTGTTGGAGGCGTTCCCGAAGGGACGCTGCCTGGAGTGCCACGCCACTGCCCCGGAAGTATGCCGGGAGACACGAATGATGACCGCCGAGAAACTGGCGAGAATGTGGGGCGCGAAATGAGCGCGGTACGCATCGGAAGGAGATGAAAATGATTGGCCGAGAGACACTGCGCGACGACGCTGAAGCATGCGGATGGGAGAACATCACCAAGTCTGACTATCCGAGCTGGACGGAAGGATTCCGGCGCGGCGATATCGAGCTGTTCGTCGACTACAACAAGGTTGGGTCGGTGACCGTTGCCTGGTTGCGCCGGGTGGTTGCTATGACCAAGGATTCGTTGACGGGTCGCGAATTGCCTGCCGTGCGAACCCTTGGCTATGTCAATCACAAGAGCCGCAACAAAGGCATCACCGTGCGTGGTTGGTTACGCGAGAAGGTGCAGTCATGAGCGCGGTCACGCAAGATCGAATCCGCCAGGCCGCTGTTGAGAACGGTTGGGCGATCAAGGCCAGGAAGGGTGAGGTTTATACCTCCGCGCACGGCGTAACCCGATGGGATCGCGACATTTTCCAGATTGGGCGCGTCGACCGTTACCTTCAGAACGGCACACCGGTTACCGAGTGCGAGCATGACATTTCAGTCTGGTATCGCCACGACGGCGCGGTTTGGTTCGCCACTGCTCACACCTACACGGTGCCCAGGGTGATCTATCGGGAGGGCGTCGCACGCGGAGAAAAGAACAAGGCGGCCCGCATTATCGCTGCTTTGCGGGCGCGCACATCGGATATCCCTGAGGAGGTGCGGTCATGAGCGCGGTACGCATCGTTCACAACAGGCTGCTGGGTGGCTGGTACGTCGTGACCGGCCCTCACCAGAGTCCCGTCAGCACCAGGTTCGACTCCAGGGCGGAGGCGCAGGCCTGGCTGCAGTGGCGTAGGTATCGGGGAGATCACTGGCGAGAGGAAAACCTCCCCAGTTTCGAGGAATGGAAGGAGACACACGATGTATGAGCGCAGCTACGGCAGTAAGTACAAGGAGCTGGGCGGCTACCAACCCGCCAGCCACATCGCCAGGCTGATGCGCGTCGACATCAAGGCCGCCATCGAGCGCGGCGAGTTGCCGGGCGCTATGAAGAACTACTCGGTGCGGGTGCACAACTACTCCGGCGGCCGGGCGATCTACATCGAGGCCCGCGATCTGGAGGACATGTGGCAGGACTGCGACGGCACCAAGCCGGGCAGCAAGCACTACTTCACCGCATCCGACGGTACTCAGGGCTGGACGGCCATGAACTGTGGCTACCACGGCCACGGGCGCCCCGACTTCGAGGGCCACCAGGTGCTCACCATCGAGGGATGCCGGGTCCAGGAGATCCTCAAGGGCATTCACCGGGCTTACAACTACGACGGCTCAGAGGTCATGGTCGACTACTTCGACGTGAACTACTACGGCGATGCGTCGATCGAGGACCAGTGGCACCGAGACATCAGGAGGATCAGGGAGGCCGAGCGCAAGGCAGCCAAGGAAGCGAAGGCGTCATGAAGCAGGAGTTTGTCGACAGCCTGAAGGAACGGGCACTGGCCACTTACCTGCGCACCGACGGCAGTCAGGCTGACATCGCCGAGGTGGTCGAGTTCGAGGACCTGCGCTGGGGCGGTCGCTACGTCATCCTTCGGACGGCCGGTGAGGCTGTCGCCGTCTACAAGATGGTTGTGCGCTTCGGTGCAGCCAAGCCTGATGGCAAAGGTGCGTTCGTGGTCAACAGCATGAGCGTCGGAGTCAAACGGATCAAGCGTTGGCCAAAAGGATTGGTGAGCAAGGAAAGGGAGGCATGATTATGTACAACTTCAACAGCTATGGCGAGGTCGAGAGTGGCCCGGGTACCTACGAGCAGGCCGCGATGGATCTCTATGAGCGCGGGCAAGTCCGGCTCAACTGGGTCGACGGAATGGGCACCCTGCTCAACGTCCTGCTGAGCTTTGACCCGACGGTGGTCGGTGCCCCGGGCGGCCGGATCTCCGGTGGGCCCGGACAGCTCTACGTGAGCGTCGCCGGGATGGGTATGCACGCCTGGACGCTGGGCAGCTCGGACATCTTCTCCGGGTATCTGGCCGAGAAGATCATGAGCGGTCAATACGTGAACACCACCGCGACCAAGCTGGCCGAGTTGGTGTCTGGCGTCCGGCGTGAACTGACCAAGATGGTCACTGCCGACCACAACCCCGGAGAAGAAAAGGAGAGTAATGACACACACATTGGAACGCACGCTCGATGAGCGATATCAGGTCGTGCACGAGGCCATTCTGGCCGGGTCCCACGCCGAGGTTCAGGAGTTGATCGATACCGGGATGGCCTGGCGTATGCCGGGCAGTGTCGGGCGGGCCTGCATGGCCGCGCTGCAGTCCGGGGCGGCCGTGCTGGCGCCCGAGCCGAAGCGCGACTACTACGGCAACGTGGTGCCCAGCTACCGTGACGTGCTCGACGGCACGACTGGTTCGGTAGGCAACGCCGAGAAGCAGGACTGAAAAGCTGCCACGGGCGGCAGCCAACCCCCCACCGTGCTGTCGTCCGTGGCCCTTCCTTGTCCAGGAATACCTAGATCTGCCACAATGTTCATATAATCGGAAGGGAGAACGAAATGACCACACCGCTGACATCTGCGTTACAGGTGCATTATCCCGACCGCCGGACACGGGCCTATGCCGAGATGGAGGCGCTGTTGACGCAGCGTCACATCGCAGAGACCCACCCCGAAGAGGTTTCGCTGTATCCGACGATCGAAGAGTCCTACACCACGGCCACCATGATGTGCGCCGACCTCGACGAGATCGCCGCCGAGATGATGGAGATGATGAAGTGACTACCACATACCCCAGCGCTTCGGTTGTTTCCCGTGCGCTGCGCCGCGACGCCGGGATCATCAGCGTTGCGTACAACCGCCTGGGCTACCGGGTCCGGGGCACCCGTTCCTTTGCCCCCGCGATCGTGGTGGCGTGCTCTGAGCTTCCACACAGCCGCGCCGATGTCTTTCGGGCGCGGGAGCTTCACGAGCACCTCACCAACTTGGGGTGGGAACTCACCCCCCTTCCTGAGGGCGACACCATTCTCTACGTCCAGCGCGTCCCAGCGAAGAAGGAGACGAAATCATGACCACCGCAACCCTGAACCAGACCGAGCACGCCTATGCCTGCCGCATGGCATTGGCCGAGCTGCTCAACGCTATCGCTGTCACCGGCTCGTCGCGCCATGAAGCGCTATCGGTTGGGCGGCTGTGGTTGGAGCGGGCTCGCAAGCAGGCCCAGACCGCCGATGAGCGCACGGTCGTGCGTCGTCTGCGCGAGGCGATGAGAGGAGTGGAGCAATCGTGACGACTTCCTTCTGGCAGTCCACATGAAGGCTGCCCGGACCCGGGGACATATTCACCGGCTGGCCGTCGAGCACGGTTGGCAGGTAGGAACCGTTAACCGAACCGATGTCCTCACGCGCGGTCAGATCTTGGTTCGGGTGCGTTATGCCCGTAACGGGAGATTGGTGCACGTGGCTCAATACGCGCCTAACGGTCTAAATGAGCACCCCGCCAGGGGCAAGCAAACCTATGTCCGGCAATGGCTGACGGAGGCATCATGACATATGAGCAGGTTAATACGGTTGCTGAACTGGCTGCACTGCCTGAGTTCTCGGTGGTGCAGTTTCGGGGGTTACCCCGAGGGTGGACATCCGATGCAGGTGGTCTGGCAGAAGGACGGGGCGTGGTTCCCGGCCGGGGGCACTGATTATCTCAAGGACGAGGACGTGCCCGAGGTGGCCCTACCGGCACTGGTGTTGTGGCGTCCAGTGGAGGCATCGTGATCCTGCACACCGCCTATGTCAACGAGGAAGCGATCCTGAAGAAGGGTCGTTACGCGGACGGCAGTACCGCTCTGGTGGCCTACAGTGCGCTCGGCGAGGTGCTTTCCAAGTGCACGGTGTGTCTAGACGAATACGGTGAAAAGCCGCGCGACGCCGAGCACGTGTTCATCAAGGACTACTCGGAGAACGAGGGCATGCTCAAGGCCCTGCAGGACGCGGGCATCGTCGGTGAGGTGCTGCGCACGGTGCCCTGTGGCTTCTGCACCGCTCATGAGGTCAAGCTGATCGCGGAGGTGGAACCGCTGTGAGTTCCGGCGGCCGACGATTGAAGGGGTGAGGAGGAGCCATGAGGATCAAGAAACAAGCCGAGCAGTGGCCGGACTGGATGACCCCCGAAGAGCGCACCGAGGCGTCTGGGCTGGCCCGTGAGCTACAGGACCGTGCCGATCGCGGGGAGATCTCTCCGTTGGATGCCCGTAGTCCGCGTTCGGTCAACGACGCCATGCAGGTCAACCGTGAACGGCGCCATCGTTTTCCGGATCCGCACTACGACGATTACGACAAGGCCTTCAACGACTTCGAGCACCAGCAGGCCTATGAGGAGGCCGGGGTGGATCCCGCCGATACCGCCCGGCTGGGTTGGGGATCGCAGAAGCCCTCGCCCGAGAAGGTGCCGCCACCGCCGGTGCGCAACGACGATGTCCGGCTGATACAGCCCGAGGAGTCCGGGCTGGAGTATCCGGCCATTGTGCGGCGTAATCCCAAGGGTGACGGCTGGGATGTGATGAAGCCGCTGTGAGCGGTCCAGTTTTGCTCTAATCTTGGTATCAGACACACACAAAGGAGAATTACCCATGCGACCGTCATTGACCTTCAAAACTCCCCGGGGGATCAGCCGTTCGATCCGGCGCGAAGACATCAAGAAGATCGAGCCCGATCCCAAGACCGGCGGGTCTCGGCTCTGTGGACCGAGTGGTTTCTTCACCTTGGTGTGCGAAGACCCCGAGACCGTTCGCAACATGATTACCGAGGACTTCGTTGCCGAGCAGGAGGAGGAGCGCCAACTGCGCGAGCGTTGCCCGTCGGTTCCCGCCCGGCTGCTCGGTGATCGTGATCGCCCTGAGAAGGGTGATTTCATCGCCGTCTACAACAAGGCAGCTCAGCGCTGGCGCTGCTATCAGGTTTGGCGCCGCGTCAACCACCGTGACACCACCTCCACGATCACGATCGTGCGGGCCTCCCACGTCCCGCAGTCCGGGGACGGATCGGCCTATGCGCACTGGAACCGTGACGCCGGTTTCGCTCAGCCCACCAACTTCCACGGCTGGTGGGTAATTCCCGATACGGCCGAGGGGCGCCAGTGGGTGACCGACCAGATAGCCATCGAGAAGCAGGACGTACGCGATGAGGAGGCTGCCAAGCAACGCCAGTACCGCGAGCCCGGAGCCATCGTGGAGCGAATGCTGCAACGGGCCAAAGAGTGCGAGATCCAGGCCAACGGACTAGAAGCCGACGCCAGGGCAATTCGCAGGCTGGCCGAGCGGCTGCGCACCGATGCCGATGTGATCAAGCAGAGCGCGTCGGAGCTTGTCGGTGGGTAGAGAGAAACTGGGGATGCATCGAGGAATTTGTGTGATCCTTAGAGCATTCCTATAGGTAAGGGCGCAAGCCCTCAAACAGAAAGAGAGACACACACATGACAACCACACTCACCCGTGAGCCTCTGGCCCCCCAGCGGGCCCGCAGCGTCGAACTGGAGGACATGGGCCGACTGCTGGCCCTGCAGCGTCGTCAGTCTGTCGACCTGGTCCTCCCGGCGTCCACCGTGCGCCTGGTCAACGGCAGACTGGAAGTTGCCGGGGCCGAGCCGATCCTGCGTAAGGACGGCGTGCTGGACCCCAACGGCTCCTACAGCTTGACCGCCATAGCCGATGGCCAACTCGGTGAGTTGTTCGGGGTTCCGGTCAAGTACGTGCGCAAGCTGCGTGATGAGTTCGTCGAATTGCTCGACGAGAACGTTAACCAGTGGGCCAATCACTCCAGCTACGCCGAGAAGAAGATCCTGGCTCGGTTGTTCTGGGCCGATGACCCCGAGCACCCCGAGACCGTCGGCAAGGCCCGGGCCTTCCTGTCCAACCGCTACGGTGCCAGAGACAACTTCGACACCCTGGTGAGCACGCTCGACGGCATTCGTGAGGCCGGGCTGGCCGCCAACGAACTGGAGATCCACGGCGACATCACTGACCGCAGGTTCTACGTGGTTGTGCACGCCCCGGAGATCCAGGGCTACGCGCACAAGCTGGTGGAGAACTACCGCAGTCCCTATGCGGGCCACGGTGGTGCCGACGCGGTCAATCTGCCGATCGTGGATGCCGGGCTGATCATCTCCAACTCCGAGATCGGCTACGGGATGCAGAGCGTGACCCCGCGCCTGCGGATCCGGATGTGTGGCAACGGTGCCCAGATCACCAAGGACGCGGTGGCCTTCCGGCACACCGGCGCCCGGCTGGACGAGGGGGCGGTCGACTGGTCGAACGAGACCCGCGCGGCCGTCAACGAGGTGGCCCGGCTGCAGATCCGCGACGCCGTCAAGTCATTCCTGACCGCCGAGTACGTCCAGAAGACGATCGACGAGCTGGAACGCGACGCCGACACCCCGGTGGACAACGTCTCCAAGACGATCGAGGCGGTGACCCAGGAGTTCGGTTACACCGAGGAGGAGGCCAACTCGATCCTGAACTTCTTCATGGACGGCGGCCAGCGCACAGCGGCCGGGGTGATGAACGCCATCACCGCAGCCGTGCAGGAGTTTGATGATGCCGATCGCGCCTACGAGGTCGAGGCCACCGCGATTCCCGCGATGGCGTTCGCCGCCAAGGCTGCTGGGTAATCAGGAAACGGCCGGGGGTTTCGGTCCCCGGCCCTTACCCATTCAAGGAGGCATGATGGTCCATGACCTGGACAAGATCACCGACTGGGCCGCCGAGTTCGGCTGGGAGGTCGTCGAGACCGACCCGCCGGTGCTCACTAAGGCCGGGCGTACGCTACAGCTCAAGTTCAACACCGCCGGAAAACTCAGCAGTTTGACCTGGATCGGCGGTGATGAACATAGCGAGACGATCCCCGGTACGACCAGCCTCAATAAGCTCCGCGAATGGATGGCCACCGACCTTTCGTCATAACTGAATCCCACTCCCCTAGACCAACCCACCCCCGGAATTCTCTTCCTTCCTTCCGTCCCGGGGGTGGGTTTTTTTATGCCCGAAAACAGAGAAGCATCGAGGGCTGTAGACCGTCTGCTCTTATGGCCTTAAGGGTAGGAGGCCTTCATGAAGTTCATCAGTTCCCGGCAACGGGAAACCGAAGCGACCCATCGCCGTTTAGCGGCCGAAGTCAAGAAATTCCGTGCGGGCGAGCAAGGCTGGTTCGATGGCACTCCGCAGTCGGTGGACCGGCGCCTGGTGGCCTGTAATCGGGCTCTGGCGGCCGCCAGGGGCGCCCTGGAGCGCGACCCGGTTGATCCGTACCCACTGCAGATTGTCGGGCATCTGGAGGATGATCAGCGTGCGCTCGTGGGACTGCGCGAGGATCTGCTCACCGGCTGTGCCGACCGGGATCCGGTGCGTACCGCATCCGCCCCCGGCGCACCTCCGTTGTCGCGCGAGATGCAGCGCTGGGTGACCCTGACGTCTTCCCAGTTCGTCCAGGCCAATGCCGACTGCGTGCACTATCCCCACGAGCTGGCCATCCGGGCCCGCGACTACGCCAGTAGAGCGGCGTCGACTCATTTGCAGTGCCGCGAGGTGACGGCGGCGTTCGTCGATGCGGTGCTGGCCCGGGCCCGTGATGTTCCGCAGCCACGTCCGCACAACAAGACGGCCGCGCGCGATGTCTGCGATCTCGATGGTGCGGTGATGTTCCTGTAACCCTGGAAGGGGGGTCTGATGCTGAGCTTGGCTGAGCGTGAGGAGATTCGTCAGGTTGCCTATGACGCTATCGCCGAGCTGGAACGTCAGATCTATGAGTGTGCGGGGTCCTACAGCTACCTGTGCTTGATTGACGGCGCGGTGACTTTTACCCATCACCCGGTGGGACGTGTGTTGCGCTATATTCCGCGCCCGGTGGCCTGAAAGGCGATCATGTTCAGTATCGGACCGACGAGCTTTTATCCACTGCTCGATACGCTGCTGCTGCTGATCATCATCGGTTGGCTGATTTGGCGTTACGTCAGTCTCAATAAGGCCCGCGACAACGACATCGTCAAGATCACCGACACCATCAATGCCTTGCGTTATCGACAAAAGGCTTTGGAGGCGATTGTTTTACAGCACCATCGTCATCATCCCGGTGCCGGTGAGTTTCCTCTGGTCGACGACGAGTTTGACGATCTGGAGCCCCCCGGTGCCCAACCAGCTCAGCCTTAACGCACTGCAGGCCGTCGCCTATGCCGGTCTCGGCGGTGGTCTGGGGGCCGTCGGGGCGGCGTGGATCACGGCCCGCGCCGGGCGCGATCACGACAAGGCCGATGCCGCTGCTCAGCTCACCAAGGCTGCCTCGGCACTGACCGATCGGCTGGTCAAGCGCAATGCCGATTTGTCCGCCGACAACGGTCGGCTGCGGCGCACGTTGCTGGATCTGATCGAGCGCATCGACGTGGTGGTGCAGCAGTCGCGCCGGGAGGTCACCGACGACAAGGGGCCGCGTCTGATGATTCCGTTGCTGTACGCACTGGAAAAGGCCAATGACCGGGCCCAGCGGGTGCTAGCCGGGGCCGAGGACAGCCCGGCCTGACCTGTAGCGCAGCAGATCCTGGGCAGGAAGAAGTGAGGGGGCCGTTCCCCGACAAGGAAGGCAAGCCATGACCGATCCGGTCGAGCAGTCCATCTGGACACAAATGGTCAATCCCGCCGACTCCATCAATCTGTATGAGGGCGAGCAGTGCGTGTCGCCGGTGGTGATCAGGGGCGCCAACGACATGCGCAAGTGGTTGCGGTTTCTGTCCTGGGATCTGTTGCGCTTCGCGGGCGTCACCCTGTTCAAGGGGCCGTTCAACCCGGCCGGTCTATGGGGGATTCGTGACCAGGTCAACCGCATCCACCTGCTCTCGGAGATGAACGCCATCATGCTGATGCGGATATGCGAAAGCGCTACTCCGCCGATCAACATCAGCGACGTGCTCGGCTATATCGGGCCGCCACCGGCCGCGACGCTGCAGGCCGGAATGCCACCCGATCCGCTCGACAGCACCGATTTGCACCGCCGGTTCGGCGCCGGTCTGAAGGTCACGATGTAATGGGCAAGCCCGCCATCATTACCGTCAACGGGACGGGTGTCCCCGACCCGTTCGGACCCGGGTTCTCCGGTGACATGGGCCGCTACCTCAGCCCGGCGGTGAGTTCCTGGGTGCCCGTCGCGTCTCAGTTCTTCGGGCCCTCCGTGGTCCCGCCGCCCCCGCCGATCTACTGGCAGCCGACCGGCTATCCGGCTGCCGTGGCACAGATGGGCGCCAGCATGTTGGCCGGTGTTGATGCCATCAGCGCCAACGTCGACAGGATGGAGCAAGAAGGTATCAATGGCCCGGGTGACCCGCTGAGCCTGAGCGGGTACAGCCAGGGTGCCATGGTCACCGGCTACTGGGCGGTGAACCTCTGTCTCAATCCCAACGGCAAGTACCACAACCGGCTGGCCGACGTGCAGAAGGGCGGCATCGTTCAATATGGTGACCCGTACCGTTGCCCTGGTATCGCTCGTGGCAATGACATCTGCGGCGTACCTGTGCCAGGCACTCAGGATGGTGCAGTTACCGGTGGCATATCTGGTCCATTAGACCTCACGCAGGAACAGACAGATGAACTCAATTTGAAATCATGCGCATTACCCGGAGATTTATATGCCAGTGCGCCGGTGGGTTCCAATCCCTGGACGGCGGAGGCTTCGGCCGGGAAGGTGGGCACGTCAATTTTCGCCGCAGTACAGAGCTTCACATTTATGAAATTGGTCAGGATTCTTCTGGACGTGTTCACGCCAATCGGCATGATCGAAGAGATTTACAACGGTATGCAATTCGCCAGTCAGGGAACAAATGCGCCACATTGGCGATATGAGCCATTCGTGGTTCCCATGAGTAATTGGATACTTAAAAACATAGGGGCCTAACCGTGAGCGTGTTCTCTCCCCTGCAGCATTCGTCGTGGCACTGGCACCCCCGCGTCAAGACCGGTGGCCAGCTTCCGATCGCCGACCGCGCCGTGGACACGGTGGTGGCCTTCCTCGGATCGTTTCGGTATCTGGCGTGGCAGACGGTCGCCCTGGTGATATGGGTGCTATTGAACGTGCGTTGGGCGATCCCCCAACTGATGATGCATCCCTGGGACCCGTACCCGTTCATCTTCTTGAACCTGGCGATGAGCGCGCAGGCCGCCTATGCAGCTCCGTTGATCCTGGCGGCCGGTATCCGCGCGGACGCCAAGCGTGAAGCAGTGGCGGCCGAGACCCATGAGGGTGTGGCGGAGCTGCGCCAGCACGCTCAGGAGAGCCGCGCGCAACTGCGCGAACTGCAGGACAAGGTTGACCGGTTGGTGGCGCACCTGTAACCCGTCTACTTTGCGCACAGATAAAGAGAAAGGGCAGTTATCTGGCGGAATCAGGGGTCGAAAATGTCCACTTCAGCGAGTCTAGGGATGTTCGAGATCGATGCGGCATCCGGTATCCAGGAACAGATCAACCAGCAGCAGGCTCTCGACAAGCTAGCCGCTGCCGCTTACGACGTGCGCGAGCGCTTCGGCGAGTTCCTGTTTCAGGCCGCTTCCGTCGAGGAGTTCCGCGACCGGGTGGCCCTGGTCAAAAACGACGCCATGAAGGTGATCGATAAGCACCTGATGCCGGTGACCGGCGTGGTGCGCCGGGTGATGGGTCGCAACTCTGAGCTGGAGAAGGAGTTCCGGTCCCAGCTCGGTGTGCTCAAGGGCGCCCCCGACAGCGGCAACACCGACGACGGCCGTTTGCACGGTCCCTTCGCGGGTTATGACGACTGGGAGGACTGCACCTCCAAGAACTCCGACAAGGGTGACCCGGACGCCTACTGCGGGCAGATTTATCACCAGGTGGAGGAGGGCCGCAAGGACAAGGGCGAGCCCCTGACCGACTTCCAGGACAAGCAGTCCCGGCGCCGACGCGCCCAGGGCGCCGGGGGTATCGATGACGAAACCTTCCACACCGGTGAGACCCCCGGCAATATCGGAATGGATCCCGGGTCGGCCAGCCCTTCGGCGACCGGTCTTCAGGACCAGACCCTGCGATCGGCGCACCGTGTGGCGTATGAGGACAGTGGCCCCACCCGGGCGCTGTGGCGCGGCAAGCCGGTCAAGCCCCAGAACGACAAGGGATATCACCCCCACGGTGACGAGTGGGAGAGGGTCCCCAATGCCGGATACCCCCTCGACGAGGAGGGTCGCGAGATCACTTCGGAGGACCGCCACGATCCCGAATGGGAGAACGTGCTGCACGAGCGCCAGCGCCGGGAGAAGGCCAAGAAGCCACCGCGCCCTCAGCCCCGTGACCACGGCGAGCAGTACTTCCGCGATCAGACGCGTCGTAGCCAGAAGACGGCGACTGTGGTGCCCGGTGACCGCGTGGAACTTCACCCCGCCACCGACGCCTGGATGAGTGGTGACAGGTACGGAGAGGTTCAACACGTCACTCCCACCCACGCGCATGTGCTGATGGACCGCAGTGGGAAGACGAGAAAAATCCCGCACGAGATGTACAGGTACGTCGACAAGCATGGCGAAAAGGATGTCTATGGCCGCCGTACGGCGCGGCCGTTTGCGGATTTCCGTGATGCCATCGACGAGGACCGGCCGTTCACTCCCGAGGAGGAGGAGGCTTCGGCTCGGCAATACCGCGAGCGTCCGCCCATCCACTTCGACCCGCGCGCGGCCCGGCGCCGCCAGGCTGAGGAGGAGGGCCGCCCCCTTCTGGATACTGACGAGACCTTCGAGGATCACCAGGGCGAAGAGTTGGAGCCTGAGGGTGACTTCAAGGGTTACCTCAGCGACGTCGACCAGGGCGCCCCGGAGAAGATCGACGATAACTTCGTCGACAATCCCGATGCCCGAGAGCACACCGAGAACCCGGCCACCAGTGGGGACTTCGCCAAGGCCTCCTCGGTCTATCGCCAGTTCGTCGCCTTTTGCCGACACAACCGGTTGCCTCTTCACCTGGGCACTTTGGAGCGCCATGGCCGCAGGCTGTCTGATCGGGACTATCTGATCATCGCGCGCCAGATGCAGGCCGAGACATACCAGGGCGAGGGCGACGTTGAAAAGAAGTCGGGTCCCTTCGCCGGGCCGCACGGTTCCTTTCCGGTAGGTACCCCTGAGGATCTGGATCACGCCAAGGATGTCTGCAATATGCCCTCGGTGAAGTCCAAGCACCCGGGCACCTGCGAGAGCATCGAGAAGCGGCAGAAACCGGCGCGGCGCCAGAAAGACAGGGGTTCCAGCCGCCGTCGCACCGCTCAGCCCGACTATTTGCAAAAGGCCGATGAGGCGCTGACGAATCTGCTCAACCAACGTGCCGAGCAGTTCCAGGAGGAGGTCGCCCCCTTCCAGCAGGCGCTACAGACCGTGCAGCAGGCCGAGCAGGCCGTGCAGGCGCAGAACCCGTTGCAGGTGCAGCCACCGGCCGGGACGGTCAACGTGCTGCCTGACCAGGGTGGCCAGGGTGCAGACCAGGGTATGCCACCGGCTGACCAGGGTGCCCCGCCACCGGCGGCGGCCGAGCAGGGTGGCTTGCCCCCTGACCAGGGCGCCATGCCTCCTCAGGTGGCCGGTAAGCAGCGTAAGCGAGGTGGTCAGGGAAAAGGTAAGGCCCGGCGCCGCCGGGCCGACAGCCGCCAGGATCGCCACGGTGGCGTGATCGACCACTTCCAAAACTGGCTCAAGCAGCGTGGCGAGCTGGGCCGGGGCGGCTGGCCCGACATCGAGGCCTGGGCCAACGAGAACAACATCGGTGAGCGCGGCAAATCGATGGTGCACCAGCATCTCTACGGGCCGCAGACAACGCAGCCAACGGCGGGTCGCCACGATGCTCCGCCCTCCTCCCTCACCGATGAGGACCGCTATCAGCAGTGGGCGGCCGAGCAGGGCCGTGATCCAGATGACTGGGACACCTTCATTCATCACCAGTTCCAGCCCGGTCGGCATGAGGGAAGACGCAAGCAGGCCTGGCAGGGCTGGGGACCCGTCCCGCAGAACGATCACCGCCGGGTGGCGGGCTGGGACTGGAACGATTACCTCAATGCCTATACCGCCGGTGCCCCGGCCAGGTTCGCCTGTGAGTGCGGGGAAGCCTTTGACATACCGAGTGGCTTCCACACCTGTCGGTGCGGCAAGCAGTGGAACTCCTGCGTGATCGGAAGTGGGGGCGCCAATCACGAGGCCAGTGCCGAGCAGTACCTGGTGCGTGAGATCCCGGTCAGGCCCGGGGTGGTGGTGGCCAACCGCCGGTCCAAGTTTGTCGGCTACGACGAGGACGACGACTTCGATGATGACCGGCCCCCAGAAAGGAAGCGAAACCGCTTCCAGGATGACGCGTGGCGCAATCGTGGCATCGACGACGACCAGCTGGGTAACGCGGTGATCCGCCATCACGGGGTTGATTTAGCACAGTACGGGCTCGATCCCGGCACCCTGCACGACTATGGCCCGACCTTTCAGGCGCTGGCCGACCACATCACCGGTCTCGGCCACGAGTATTCGGGACACCTCAACGATCTCTACCACGACGTGCACCACGTCTATCACAACTACGGCAAGGACTGGGCGAACCAGGCCAAGGACTGGACCGACCGCCATGTTCGTCAGTTCGGCAAGCCGCCGTCCACCGAGGACCTGGTATCGCATGCCCGCGACTTCCTGGAACAGCACCCCGGCCTTGTCCAGGTCCACGCTTCGCGGCGGCATCGCGCCGCGCATCCCCCGCTCTCCGGCAAGGCCAGTTGCCAGCACTGCTGGAACGAGTCGCAGGAGCGCGGCGCGTCGAACACTCCCTACCTGGACCTGCTCAAGAGCCGCCACCACAGTGAGCTGACACACCAGTTCCACCAGGACCGTTACCTGGAACAGCAGCGCCAGAACGCCAAGCCTCGGGGCCCGGGCAGGAGACGCGATCGTGCGGCCGGGTATGCCGATGAGCATCCCGAGGCCTTCCCTTACGAGCACCTCAAGCCCGGGGAGGATCCCTTCGCCGATCGTCCGCGCTTCCCCAAGCAACATCCCCCGCCCGAGTATCTGCCGCACGAGGACGAGGACTATGACCGGGTAGCGCGACGTAAACGTCGCCGGGCGGCCGGGGATCACGAGGCCATCGAGGGCGAGGAGGAGGAGCCGTTCAACAACCCACCCCACCGGGTGCCCACCTTCGCCACCCCTGACGACTGGCACCGGCGTGACCCGAAGGGCAAGTGGACCCCCAAGAGCCCGGGCCCGCGCAAGAGACACCGGACGATGTCGTGATCGCCTCGGTGTGTCACAGCTGTAAGAAGCTGGCCGACGTGGTATATACCGACAGGCTGGGACTGGGGTACTGCGTTCGGTGCCTGCCCAGCCTCCCGGTGACCAGCGAGATGCTGGGCCTGCAGTACCTGATGACGACAGTGCCGTTCAAGGAGGGCGATCGCGTGCAGTGCCGGACCGGCGGAGTCATCTTCGACGGCGTCGGCACCGTGCAGGAGGTCTCCTTCGACCTGGAGCATGGCGGCACGCTGATCTTCCCGATGTTCCGGGTGAGCATCGATGAGCCCGCCGACGAGCTGAGCCCGGCCGAGGGTTGGTACAGTGAAATTTGTTTAGCTAGGGTAAAAGATGACGCTCACAGTAGCTGAACGGGCGGAATCGTATCGACAGCGGGGATTGAGAATAGGTGCTGTCCAGAAGGGCATACCTAAGATCCGGTGTCAGCCAGGTTGTCAATGCAATAAGCATCGTGATGGAACCCAAGGCCGACGTTTCAACAAGCAGAAAGGTTACTTTGTTCTAGTTGGCATCGTTCACCCTTTGACCGGTCGAGGTGAATTAAGTGGTCCTGTTTTCGAACATCGAATGGTTTTGTGGGACAAGCTCGGATGTCGGTCTCTGGATTGTGTTCATCCGTGTTATTGGTGCGGGAAACCTTTAATCTGGGCAACGATTAAGGCTGATCATCTTGATGGAGACAGGCTCAATAACGATCCTGAGAATTTAGAGCCTTCCTGTAATTCCTGCAACATTCGACGCGGAAGGGCTGGTAGCCCGATCGACTGGAAGCCCACGCGATGACCGCACCCTTCACCGTCAACGACCGGCGCGGTACCCGGCGCACCGCCTCCGGGCTCTACGTCGGCAACGCGGACCAGGAGTTCAGCCGGTTACGCCAGGCGGGCTACACGTTGCCCAGCTCCAGGGTGCAGGCCCGGTTGGAGGCTCGCCGGGTCGCCGACACGGTGACCGGCGGATCGATGGTCGACAGCCACAACCGGGCGATGATGTCGCAGATGCGCCGGGCCAAGATGGCCAGCCTGCGTACCGGGGCCAATATCCAGCTGGCATTGCCCAAGCTGCGTAGTCCTCTGGGCAGCCTCGAAGACAAGGGCATCCCGTTCAATGTCGAGGATCCCAAGGAATTATCCGAATGTCGCCGCTGGGCCCGGGCCTTTTACGTCACCCATGACCTGGTGCCGTTACTGGTCGACATCTATGCACGATTCCCGTTGGTGGGTCTGGAGTTCAAATCGACGGACTCGCTGATCGAGAAATTCTATACGGCCATGTTCCTGGACAATTTGGACTACGAGAATTTTCTTCCCGACTGTCTGGGCCGTGAATACTACATCGCCGGGGAAGTCACCTCGCTGGCTCATTTCAATGAGTCCCTGGGCATCTGGTCCTCCGAGGAGGTCCTCAACCCCGACTTCGTGCGGGTATCCAAGAGCGTGTTCATCGAGGAGGAGCGTGTCCAGCTGCTCGTCAAATCGATGGTCGAGAGCCTGCGCGACGGTCCCAAGGGCTCACCGTCTGAAGAGTCGCGCTCCGAGCGCGAGGAGCGCACCTTCGAGTACCGCCAGCTGGTCAAGTACTACCCCGAACTGATCCGCGCCGCCCAGCAGGACGACGGCCTGGACATCAGCCCGGCGCTGTGGAGCCGCATCGTCAACAAGGCCGCCCCGTGGGAGGACCGGGGAACCCCGTTCCTGCTGCGCTCTTACCGGACCCTGATGATGGAGGAGAGCCTCAACGCCGCCCAGGACGCGGTAGCCGACCGGCTCTACAGCCCGATGATCCTGGCCACCCTCGGCATCGAGAACATGGGCGACGGACTGCCCTGGATTCCCGACCAGGACGATCTCGACGCCCTGCGCGACGACATGCAGAACGCCTTGGCGGCCGATTTCAAGCTGGTCTGCCACCACATGGGTCTCAACGTCCAGAACGTGTTCGGTCGCGAGAGCGTCCCCCGATTCGACCAGGACTACGAGCGCATCGACCTCAAGCTGATGCAGGCCTGGGGGATTGGCTCGGCCTTGATCATGGGCGGTACCGCAGCGGCGGGCACCTACGCCTCCAGTGCCCTGAACCGCGAGGTCTGCGAGTTGCTGATGAAGTCCTTCCAGAAGAAGGTCATCAAGCACATCAAGCAGCGCATGGAGGTCATCGCCGAGGCCCAGGAGCACTATGCCTACGAGAAGAAGGGCGGCTACCGGCGCCCGCTGTACCGCGAGGTGGTGCAGTTCAACGAGGAGACGGGTGAAGAGGAAATCGTGAGGGTGCCCGAACTGCTGACGCCTGACGTGGAGTTCCGCACCCTCAATCTGCGCGACGAGGCCCAGGAACGCCAGTTCATGATCATGCTCAAGGAGCACGGCCTGCCGATCTCCGATAAGAGCATGGCCATCAACACGCCGATCGATTTTGAGCAGGAATTGCCGCGCACCTCCGATGAGACCGTCGACAAGATCGTGGCCCAGGCCGAGGCACTCGGGAAGGCCCAGGAGATCGTCGACGCCAAGAAGCTGCCCTACCCGCAGGACCTGGCCACCTTCCTCACCAACACCCTGCTGTTGCGCCAGCAGTTGGCGCAGACCCAGATCATGGAGGCCCAGGCCAAGATGGCTTCCCCGGAGGGTCAGGCCCAGGCCGCGCTGGCACAGGCCGGGGCTGGGGGAGAGCAGCAGGAGGGTGCTCAGCCCGCGCTTCCCCCCGGAATGCCGATGCCCGGCGCGGGAGCAGAGGAGGGCGGCGCCCCGCCGCAGGGTCCTATGGCTGGACCACCCCCGGCAGGCGCCCCGATGCAGATGGGGGCGGCGGTCACCAATGGAAAGCCGTCGCCCTTCACGGTGTTCGGGCCGTCGGCGGCCGCGCCCGGTGTGCTGCCACCGGAGATGGAGTTCCCTGACGCCGACACCGAGACGGAGACCACCGTGACCCCTTCCAAACGCAACTGGGACCAGCCCATGCGCAACTGGGCCCGGCCCACCGAGAGTGACGATCTGAAGTCCAACATGCCGCGACGGGCCAAACGAAATGGCGACGAGATCCGTCCGCTTTCCACGCTGGAGGTGGGCCCCAGCTCCCAGGGCCATTCCCGGCGCGTCACCAGAGCCCAGGTGCACGCGGCGATTCAGCGCATGGAGGCCCAGGCCTCCCCGCCCTCGGTCGAGGAGCTGGTCAACAGTCCCAAGTTCTATGCGCTGACCAACATGGGTGCCTACGAGGGCCAGATCCGGGCGGACTTCGCCGAGATCATGGCCGGTGGCGCCGAGGATTCCCGGGATCTGCTCGAGGACACGCTGGAACGCTACGAACATCTGACGGGAGTGAGGCCGGTGTGGTAGCCCTACTGCGCGATCTCAAAACGGCGACGATCCGGTCCCTGCGTCTGATCGCCGGGGTGGCCGATCTAGTGGCCGATGCCTGGGCCCCTCTCGAGACTCCGCCGGTCTCGCTGACCGACGAAGTTCCCGAGATCAAGACGGCCGTCGAGGAGGTGAACCTCCCACGTGTACAGTTCGGATTGCGGTTGCCCAATGGAGAGATTGTTTGGGACACCGAGCTGTACCAAAACCGAGGACTGGCCACCACCGAGCAACGCGCAGCGTTATTGGTGGCACTGCGCCAGACGGCGGTTGATCTAAGTTTTCCCGAGCAAGATTTTCTGGGGTTCTACGGTTGGGCCCGGCGGTTGTGCTGGCCCCGGACTGGAGAGGTGGGGGAAGAGGTCGACGTGGTTCCGATGTTCGCACCAGACCCGGTGTCGCTGGGAAGTACCAATGGAAATGTTGAAAGCCCGTTGCCCACATAGGGTTCCGGAGTACGGTGTTCATGATCCCCCTCCTACAGAAAGTTGATCCGCGATGCCGCGTACCACAGATGTCTACTATCTGACGCTGCCGGTAGACAGTATTGACCAGGGCACCAGTCTGGCCGATTACCTCACCAAACATGGTGTGCATGCGGAGGTGGAACTGCCGGACGGCGTGTTGTGTCCCGTCGAGGAGATGTCGGCCACCGGGTTGATCCAGCAGCTGCACCAACACTGGAAGCTCTACTGGCAACATTCCGATGCCGAGTTGTTCGGTTTGCCGGTGTTCGTCAAGCCGACTCAGGAACCGTCCGGTTGTACCGAATGTAACCGGTCGCAATGTGACTGATTTCTACCGGAGGGCCGACGCCTCCCAGGCGCAGGCCACCGGAGGCATGGTGGCCTTGTTCCCCCGGTCGGACTACGCCGAGATGCTGGCTGTGCCCGGTGGCGAGGACATCGATGCGCTGCACTGCACCCTGGCCTTTCTCGGCCAGGATGTCACCGACATGTCCGACGGGAACCTGGGAGCGGCCGTGGGCGCCATCGCCGATTCCTACACCTCGATCGAGGCCAACGTCTTCGGGCACGCCATCTTCAACCCCGACGCACCCGGTGACGGAGACGATCCGGCCGGGGTGTACTTGTTGACCGATTCCCCCGAACTGGACAAGGTCTACAACGAAATCATCGATGCCGTCGAAGGCGCCTTTCCGATACCCGAGCAGCACGTTCCCTGGATCCCTCACGTGACTTGCAGCTACGGGCGCCCGCCCCTGGTCGGGCAGTACACCGGGCCGATCATCTTCGACCGGCTGGGCTTCGCGTTCGCCGGTGACACCAGCTTCTACCCCCTGGTGGGGGCAAGCCTTAACGCTTCGGTAGCCAGCTTGACACCCTGGTCCCTGTAGATCGGCCGCCTCCCGCCCAAAAAAGGGTAGGAGGATGCCGCGATGACCCAGCTTTTCACCGCACACGGCCTCGGCGACGTCATCAAGACCGATACCGTGCGTGGACGCACCAGTTACCTGGTTAAAGGCACGGGCTTTAAGGTGTGGGTGGACGCGACGAAGTGCCGTGTCGCCACCGAGGAGGGCGGCGCTGCTCCGGAACAGCTGTTCACCAACACCTTCAGCCCGGAGAAGTATCTCGATCCCGAGACGGCCATTCGCAGCGGCTCCGACGCGTTCTCTTACGAGCCGCCGATCCACGTCCAGGACAACTCGACGACGCTGCCCTACGATCCCACTCCGCAGTTTCCCGTCGACATGTTCACCGAGCAGACCATCCAGCCCGGTGAGCAGGAGATCGACCCCGAGAAGCGGTTGTCCCCCAGCGACTCGCGCTCCCAGAGTGATCGGCGCCCAGAACACCCCTGGCCGAGCCCGGACCCTCAGCTGTTCGCGGGTGCCTATCACCAGGCCCTCGACGAGCGCGAGAGGGGCTTCAGCCCCCAAGGCCCCTCCGGGGGCGATCTCGACCCGTTCACCACGGCCCCCCGGCTGCGTTCCGAGGACGAGCCGGTCTATCCCTTCGACAAGGTCTCCCCGCGTGGGCTGACCACCCACGAGATGGATCCTGACGAGCAGTACTGGTATCACGACCCGGAGGCCGGTGCCTGGCGCAACCCGTATCGCCACTACGAGGACATGCGCCACGTCAAGGTCAATCCGCGCGGGACCGACCGGGAGAACATGTACGGCCCGGCCTACATGGGCTCGGTGATCGACCCCAACCTGCCGACCGGCAGCTTCCACGTCGCCGGGCTCTCCGACCGTTACGCCGACATCCCGGCCGCTCGAGAGGACCCCAACGATCCGGCGGTGGCCTTCCGGGTCAACCCGCTGGCCTTCCTGCAGCGCCACGCCGCCATTCACGAGGCCCTGGATGCGCCTACCGGTGAGCTGATGGACGCGGTGCTGGCCGACCGCAGGCTGTTCATCTCGGCCTGGCGTGACGTGCACGCCAAGGCCATGCGGCTGCGCCGCGAGGGCCGGGTCCACATCAAGCAGTCCACCCCGGAGGCGATCTACGCCACCGTCCAGGGTGATCACCACTTCTACGACACGATCATCATCCGGGGCAACGTGTTCGACCTGGGCGGTCAGTCGGTCACCGCCTGGCGGTGCGGCTGCAAGTGGGGCCAGTGGGCGTTCAAGCGCAAGCTCACCTACGTCGGCCGGTTCTGCAGCCACGCCCTGGCCACCTATCACGAGATGCAGCACCTGCACAGCCGTGGCAACGGCGGCACCGGTTTCCGCAACCCCTACACCCGCAAGCACACCTCCTCGGTGGTCGACGACTTCAAGTCCTGGGCCCGCGACAACGGCCAGCTCATCGACGAGACCAGCCTGCCCAACTTCATCTCCCAGTCCGACACGGACGAGGACGAACGGCTCACCAAGGAGCAGGTTGAGCAGCTCTACGACTACGTCGAGGGCAACCAGGAGGAGACCCCAGAACGTAAGTTCGATATCGATTACACGCTGGATCCCGACGAGGCGTATAAGACAGCCGATGCCTTACGCACCCAGCCGCGCAGCCTGACCCCGGATCTGCAGTTCGTGCCCGAGGGCGAGGACGAGCACTTCGTCGACGTCGAGAAGGACGATCGCAAGACCACCGGTCCCGGCCAGATCATGCACGGTGGCCAGCACAGGCTGGATGAGGCCACGGGTATCGTTTCCAACCCATATACAGGAGATGAGAGGGGCAAATTCGAGGGGAACCCCCTCGGGCACGGCCACTGGGTTCCAGGAGACACCACTCCACAAGAGCCCGACATCGAGCACTTCGCGGCACTGCAGCGTCACTGCGACGACAACTGCCTGCCCTACCCGTCGGAGCTGTCCCGGTTCTTGATGCACGGCGATGTCGAGGAGTTCCGCCCCGATACCGGTGAGGCTGCCGGACGATTGGACAAGTTGCGTGATCTGATTGCCGAGCCCACCGAGGACCACTTCGGTGACATGCCCGCCTACAACGACAAGATCCGTGACCTCGTCGACGAACTGCACGACGAGGGTGTGGGCGCCGACAACCTGGTGGCCAGCCGCCGGTTCGAGGGCGACGGGTCCTTCATGGGCGAGGGTGGCGGCGACTGGATGGATCACGGGTTCGCGGGCTCGGGGTACGACCCCAAGGAGTGGTACCAGTCCTCTGATGACCCCGACGGGTACATCGAGAAGCATGAGCGCCCCCGGTTCCAGGACGTCACCAACCTGCCCGACGGCGACATCATCAAGTACAACGATTCCGACGGCCCGGTGACTAAGCCACGGGAGGCCTGGCGTCAAGCCGATGCCTGGTCGAACGAGACTTCTTCGGCCACTCCCCCGGCCCAGAACACGGCGCCCGGTGACATGGGGGAGATGAGCGGCGGGCAGCCCCTGGTGCAGGATCCCGGGACCGAGGACCCCGGTCTTGTCACGGGCCGTAATTTCTTTGGTGACGACGATGCCGACATGGGTTTGGATGGTGTCGGGAACACTACTCCGTCGGCCACGGTGACCAATCCCGGCGACATGAGCGCGCAGACCGGCGGGGCCGGGTCGGGTGACTATATGCACCCGCAGTCCTCCGAGAACATTCAGTACTCCCAGCGGATGCAGCAGCATCGCCGCAAGCGCGCGGATAAGCCGCGCCCGCCTTCGGTGCGCCGCCTGGGCTATGACACCACCACCCTGCCCCCGGGCTGGGGAGACGTTCCCGAGAGCAGCGATGATGACGACCCGACGTCGGCGATCCCCGGGGCCGACGAACTCAAGAAGCAGATGCCCAAGATGCCCGACCTGCCGGGCACAGAGCCGGGCGCATCCCCTTCGGGCTCACCCCCGGCCGCCAGTGCGACCTCCGACGTCGCTCCCGAGCTGATGGCGGTGGCGGGCACCGGCGACCACGGCTGGCGTCGCTGTGACCGGCCGCCGGAGAACTTCGGCTATGACGGCCCCTCCGTCGGGTTGTCCATGCACGGGGGCACCGATGACAGCTCTGACGTGGTTCGTGACTTTCACGCGAGCATGGGTGCCCAAGCCTACGCCCGGGGTGGCGGGGGCGCCGCGCCAGCGAGTTCGCGTCAGGCCGCCATGGCGGCAGCGGGCGGTGCCCTGATGCCGGTCGGTGCCCGGGGTGGCCGCGAAGCCGGGCGCAATGCCTCCGACGCCGATATTGCGGCACGAGCCAACGAGTTCCTGATGCGTACCGCCGGGCGTAACTATCCCCCTCACGAGCAGGCCGAGTTGATGGACGAGCAGCCCGTGGGTGGGTACGGCGCACGTAATCTTGATGGCCTCGATCTTCGCGGGACTCACTATGTGCAGTAGCCGCGCATGACGACAACTCTGGCCCCGGCACCACCGCGTCGCTTCGAGGCGTCGGCGGTCCGGCCCGTCTCCCATGACGGCGTCAGGCAGCTCCTGCTGGCCTACCGCTCCGCCAAGTACGGCGCCGTGATTCCTCACTTCGAGCTGCTGCCCGGGATGATCTACACCAAGGTGCGCGCGATCAGTGCCCGGATCAATCAGAATTGGGACGCCTGGCCGTCCGAGGAACTGAAGAAGAGCTACAAGACCTTCCTGGGTAAGCCGGTGTTCGTCAACCACAACAACTTTGACCCGACTCGAGCCCGGGGGCGGGTGGTGGCTTCCCAGTACATCGAGAAGGACGCCGACAAGTACATCGAGGTGATCCAAGAGGTCGACGGCGTCCGGTTCCCCAAGCTCGCCCACGAGATCCGTACCGGGGGTATGGACAGCGTCAGCATGGGTGTGGAGGCGGGCTTCACCATCTGCAGCTACTGCGGCAACAGGGCCACCGATGTCTGGGACATGTGTGACCACGTGAAGTTCCACAAGGGCACGCACCTGCCCGATCCTCGCACCGGCCAGCCGAGGCTGGTGTTCGAGCACTGCTACAAGCTGGGCTTCTTCGAGTTGAGCTATGTCTTCGACCCGGCCGACGAGACGGCGGTGGTCAACCAGGTGGTGGTGGCGAACAAGAAAGCCTGGAAGCCAATGAGTCCCGGTCTCGACGCGTATATGGATTGGGTGAACGATGCCGGGACGCTGGTGCATCCGGACAGCGCAGAAGAGTATATCCAGAGCTACCGGCCGGAAAATCCGGACGAGATCAGAGAGTTCGCTCACGGTCAGGGCGGTAAGGCCTATGGGCCGCCGGAGCGTCATCACATGAAAAGACCAGCACGTCGCAGGCAGGCCTGGGGTGAGACTGAAGCCCCCGAGGACATCGACACACTGCGCGAAGACGACGACGACTCCGACGACGACTATGAGTTCGTCACTCCCTATCGTCCGCGCGACGAGGAAGACTCCCCGTTCCAGCACTATCTGGAATCTCCGGAGGAGCTGCAGACCCCCGACTTCGACCAGACCAAGCGGCTCGACCGTGCCCAGGAGCAGGAAGGCCTGGACGCCGATCGGCTGGTGGAGGACGTCGAAGAGGTCGGGACTCTTGAAGGTCCCGAAGGTCCTGAAGGTCAGGATCCCCAAGCAGGTCAGCGTCCGCAGATGGCGCGCAAAACAAGGAGGAACGCCATGGCTCGCAACAGGTATGCGGCTGAGGAGGACGAGGACCGCCGCCCGCCGTGGCTGCGTGACGATGACTCCGAAGACCGCGACGAAGACCGCGATCACGACGAAGACCGCGACGAAGAGGATGACGATCGCGACGACGACGACGATGACCGCGATGAGGATCACGACGATGAAGATCGTGATGACGACCGCGATCACGACGAGGAGGACCGGCGCCCTCCCCAGTTCGAGTCGCGTCGACGGCGCCCCCGTCAGGGACGGCGCTACTACGCCGACGATGACAAGGACGACGACGATTCCGACGATAAGGATCGCGACGACGACGACAAAGACGACGACGACAAGCCGCCGTGGCTGAAGGGGAAGGAATCCCGACGTCGGCGCCCTGTTAATCCTCGCTCCTCGCGACAGAAGGGGAGAAAGAAGGGATCACCCATGGGCGCCACTCTGGCCGAGCGCGGGCAGGTTGTCGCGTCCCGGCAGCGTCGTCATTTCCGTGCCGACGACAGCGGCAACACTGACGGTGGTCCCTACGGGCGCAACGATCTGGGCGAGCAGGCCGAGACCTTCATCCCGGCGGTGTTCGGCGAGGGTGACGGTGTGCCGCCTGCCGAGAAGGTGGAGGCCCCGGCCGGGGACGAGCCCAAGGAGTCCAACACCGAGTCCAACCTAGTGGCCTCCATTGCGGCCAAGACCCGCAGCCTGAAGGCCGACCTCAACCGGTACCAGAGGCTCAAAGGCCGTCGTCTGCACGCCGAGGAGGGCGTCGAGGACCCCAAGGTGGTCAACCCGGAGCTGTCGGGTACCGACGACCAGAGCCTTAAGGGCGATGACTTTCAGGACACCGGTCTCTCCGACACCGAGACCCATCCCACCGACGGGGACCGCAGTGCGGCACGGGCCCGGGGCGACGACGAGAGCCGCCAGTGGTTCGCCGCGTTCGACTCCTGGTTGACCCAGGCGACCGGCAAGCCGTGGCAGTACCACACCTCGGCTGCGCTCACGCGCGCGGCCGCGCGGTGGGCCAACGGCACCGGTATCGCGCTCGACCGGCTCTTCCCGACCCTGGAAACTGCCCTGCGCCAGGCAAGAAAGGGCGAAGCCGAAAGGAAAGCCATGAACCGCACCGCAGAAGGGCTGGATGAAGCGGCCCCCGACGCCCGTGTGGACGTGGAGAAGCCGGTCAGCGACGAGACGAACGACCGGGCCCAGGCCTCCCAGTTCGACCTCGGCGAGTTCGGCCACAACGCCGGTGACGATCTGGCCGATCCGGAGATGTCTTCGGACTCCCAGATTTGGGCGCCGGGCAAGGAAGGCCGCCACGTGCGGATGGCGGACGGGGTGACGGCGGTTCGTTGTGCCGAGGCCTACATCCGGATGCGCATGGCCAGCCCTGAAGACAAATGGAAACTCGCAGGCTGGTTGCAGACCATCCGCCACGCCACCGTGGTGGACCGGACCAACCTGCTGGAAGCGGCATTCGAGGCCAACAGAAGGTCTCTTACCGCAAAACGGACTCCCGCCGGAATTTCACGCGGGGCCGTGCGGTCGATCCCCCCGGGGCTGACCTCGGGCGGACGGACGGCGTCCTTTGAACGTGAGGCCGCCTACGACCGCATCAACGACTCCGCGATCTTTATGTAGATCACCAACGTGTGTGAAAGGAGGCGAGACACATGCTTCGTGTAACCCTCAGCAACCCCGCGCAGAAGCGCACCCTGTTGCCCAAATATGCACAGACGCAGGCCACTGCGTACTCGGGTTTCCTTGACCCGGCGTGGCCGCGCACCTATGACATCTACCCAGGTAGTGTCATGGCCCGCGAAAACGACGAGGTGTTCACCTTGTTCACCGGTGCCACCGGTCAGGTCCCCTTCGGTCTGTCGTCACTGTTCGTCGCGCCCCAGTTGGGGATCGACGAGGTGCTGGCCACCGGCGGCAACGAGTTCACGGTGTGGACCATCGAGCCCCAGGGCGAGTTCGAGGTCTTGGCTCCGGCCTTCGACCAGAACGCCAACTGGGCCACGGCGGCCACCAGCCACGGCGGCATCTGCCTGCTGACCGGGACGACCGCTTCGGTCACCCTGTCCAACGGGTTTGTCCAGCCGCCCGGCGTGCTGACCCCCACCGGGGCCAACAACGCCAACTCGATCGCTGAACTCATCTCGGTCGAGACCACCAGCAAGATTCTCATCCGAGGCCGACGCTACAACTTCGCGTCGACCGTCGCGCTGGGTACCGGAAGCTAAGGAGGGACATCATGGGACTCCCAGCTCTAGTAGCCCAGGGTGCCGGTCTGGACCGTTACGGTTCGGCACGCTCCAGCGACGAGTTCGTGGTGCAGATGGCGGGTCTGCAGCAGCGGATGGGCGGCATGAAGCTGTCCGTGCGCGAAAAGCAGACCCGGATGGCCCACATGCTGCGGGATGCCTCCAACGGCATGCTGCGGCTCGGCCAGTCGATGATCGGCCCGATCCAGCTCCAGCTGCGATACCAGGGCATTCTGCGCAACGTGCTCTTGGAAGACACGCTCAGTCCTGGTGTGCCGATCCAGTACGACATCCTCGATGACCTCGGTCAGGCCTATGTCCTGCATGGCAACGAAGGTGAAGTGCGGATCACACCGTTCGAGGGCAAGAGGGTCGAAGTACAGTTGTTCAGAATTGCGACCTTCCCGATGGTTCGCAAGGAAGACCTGTATTTGCTCCGCGCTAATGTGGTGGAATATCAGCAGGATTTTTCCAAGCAGGCAGTTATGCGCCAGGAAGACGGGCGTCTGATTAGCTTGCTGGAGACCTCTGCGGCGAACTACCGCCTGGTGGACGCCTCGGCGAACCCCACGTCTGGTACGTTGCCGAACGAGATCAGCGTTGCTGGGGATATCCTTTCCCCCGACGATCTCTATAACGCGGTGACGTTTACCGACCAACGCCTGCTCGATTCCACGAGGTTGCTGTGCAACCCCAAAGAATATCGGGATTTTTATCGCTGGGACGTGAACACGACCGGCTGGGCGTTTAAGGACAGCGTGGTCGCGGGCGAGAGGATTGTGCAATTCGGCGAATTCCAAATCGGAAAGAGCATCATTATTCCGATGGGGACATCGTACTTAACTCCGGACCCAGAATTTTTAGGGGTATTTCCGGTAATGTACAGTCTCGACGTCGAGGAGAATAACCTCGTGCAGCAATTCCATAAAGGATGGGTTATGGACGAATTAGTTGGGATGGCTATCCTAAATGCTCGCGGGATTGTGATCCTCCGCAAGTCCTAATCAATCCTCTACCAGTACAGATGGCCCCTGGAGCGAATAGACCTCCGGGGGTTTTCTGTTCCTCTAGCAAACATCCCATTAGAGGATAAGAAATGGCGAAAAGAATTGTCACGGCGCGCGAGCAATGGGCAATCTTTTTGGATTCCCTGCAGATGAATGAGACTGCCCCTTGGTTTAAGCCGCTTCAGCCCGGCGAGGAGCTGAAACCACACGACTACGACGAGGAAGACCCCTACAACTTCACGGGCTCACCGGAGACCCAGCACCACCACCGCACCTTTGACGAGGGCGGCTGGGACGCTATTCGGCGCCGCAAGGAGCAGTACGCGCGCCGGATGCGCGAGAGAGGCTAGATTTCACCATCGGTTCGTTCGTGTGATCCCCGGGGTATCCCTGTAATCGGGCCGCGTCCGCGAAAGAAAAGGTGGCCAGACTTTTCAGGGAGTAGAGCATGAGCTTGAACACCGATCTCGAACGACTCTTGGCCGACTTCGTCAAACACGAGCTGGGTGAGCTGGGCGACAAGCTCGTGGGCGCCATCAGTAATTTCAACACTCAATTGGAGGCCGTCATGGCTGAACTGACCGATCTGAAGGGCCTGGACGCCAGTTTGCAGGCACTCACCACTTCTCTGACCGGGGTCGTATCTCAGGTCACCGGCCTGCAGAGCCAGGTCGACAGCCTGCAGGGCCAGGTGAGCACCCTCAACACCCAGCTGGCCGCCAGCCAGGCCCAGGTGGCCTCGGACCAGACCACCATCGCCGCCGATGCCGCACAGATCGCGGCCGACCAGGCGGCGTCCACGGCCGACGCGGCCGAGATCGCCACTCTGCAGAGCGACATCGCCAACCTGACGAGCACGATCCAGAATCTGCAGAACCTGCTCAACCCGCCCAAGGCGGCTCCTACGGTGACTTCGATCTCCCCGGCCACCGGCGCCTCCGACAACGGCGGGGACACGGTGACGGTCACCGGTACCGGTTTCACCGGTGCGACCGGCGTGAACTTCGGCACGGTTGCGGCGACGTCCTTCACGGTGGACTCCGACACCTCGCTCACGGCCGTCTCCCCGGCAGGGGCGGCGGGCACGGTGGACGTGCTCGTGATCGGGCCGGGCGGTTCCTCGGCGGCCAGCGCGACCGACCAGTTCATCTATCCCACCCCGGTCACCCCGCCGCCGCCCTCGGCGCCGACGGTCACGGCCGTCTCCCCGGTGGTCGGTACCTCGGTCGGTGGTGGTGACACGGTCGCCGTCACGGGCACCGGGTTCACCGGTGCCACCGCCGTCAACTTCGGCACTGTTCCGGCCACCTCGTTCACGGTGGTCGATGACAGCGACCTGACGGCCGTTTCTCCGGCCGATTCCGATGCTGCCGGGGGTAACACCGTCGACATCACCGTCGTGACGCCAGCGGGCACCTCAGCGGCCGGTGCGGCCGATCAGTTCACGTACCCGACAGCCACCACTCCGACCCCCACCCCTACTCCCACTCCGACACCCACGGCCCCGACGGTCACGGGTGTGTCTCCGGCCACGGGGACCTCGGCGGCGGGCGGAGACACGGTCGCGGTGACAGGCACTGGCTTCACCGGGACCACGGCGGTGAATTTCGGGCCCACACCGGCGGCCTCGTTCACCGTCACCGACGACTCCAACCTGACGGCGGTCTCCCCGGCCGACACCAATGCCGCCGGTGGTGGCGTGGTGGACGTCACAGTCGTTACTCCGGCGGGCACGTCGGCCGTCTCGGCGGCTGATCAGTTCACGTTTCCCGCTGCCGCGACTCCTACGCCGACTCCGGCGCCGACTCCGGGAAGCACTCCGGTTCCGGTAGACCCCAACGCTGCTCCGGTGCCCGCAGGCACGGTGCCCCCGACCACGATGGTGGTCGAGGTTCCGGCCGGGGTGGTTCCGGTGGTGGTGCCCTCTGGGGCCGTGGCCGTGACCGCCGGGTCGTTGCCGCCGGACGCGATAGTGACCCCGGTTCAGACGTCATAACTCCATGGAATTAACCCGGGGCGCGAATGGATTCGGCCCCGGGTTAGCCGTGTGTTTATTAAGACAAGGTGACAAGGTGCGTTATCCTATTGGAGTAAAGCTGGACCCCACCTGGAACACAGAATCGACGGACGCCATGAAGAGCTACCTGGTGACCTTGGTCGACCAGGAAACTGGTGACCTGCAGCGCATTGTGGTGCAGTCGGACTGCTCGCACAATATGCAGGAGTTCGTGGATGGCCTGGTTGATCTGAAATTGGCTCACCCGATTGTGGTCGACATCGATGAGCAGGTCGTTCGCCACCTTCCCTTGGTCAATCCGACGTAGGAGAGTGCGTGGCACGCAAGGATCTGGGGACGCCCCCCGCCGACTTCGCCGATGACGTCAATCTGGGTTTCTTGATCTCCACGCTCGCCAGTCAGCGCATCACGTTGACCCCGGCCCGGGACTTCACCATCTCGCTTCCCGATCCTCCGGCGACCGGGGACCTGATGGTCCTTTACGAGATCTATCCGTCGGCCGACGTCGTGGTCATGTTGCCCAGTAGTGTGATTTTGACCTCAGGGCTCAGTGACTCCTACGACGTGCAGACCGGGAAGGCCTGCTTCGTGGGACTGTCCTACTCCCCGTTGTCGGGGTGGACCCTGCTCGCCGCGACCACTCAGGTCTGACGTGACAACTCTCGACGAGCTGGCCTTGAAGTATGGCACCGACAAAGCCTCGGGCTTCCACAACTACTGCCCGATCTATGAGCGCTACTTCGCCGAGCTGCGCCACACCCCGGTGGCACTGTTAGAGCTGGGGGTTTACCGGGGCGCCAGCCTGCGGATGTGGCGGGAGTACTTCGACAATCCATCGAGCTACTTCTGGGGGGTGGACTACAACACTGGGTGCTGCGTGGGCCAGGAGGACCGCCTGGAGGTCTTCCGCATCGATCAGGAGGATCCCCGCCTGGCCAACGAGCTGCTGGCCGACTACCCCCTCAACATCGTCGTCGACGACTGCAGCCACCGGTCCGACCTGACGATCGCGTCCTTCAAAAACCTGTGGCCTCTGGTCGTCGCGGGCGGGTTCTACGTGGTGGAGGACCTGTGGGTCCAGCCCGAGGCCACCGAGTTCCTGCGCGAGGTCTCCGGGGCCACCATCGAACGCGGCGATGCCAGTGAGATCTGCTTCATCCGGAAGGAAGCCGATGGCTAGTCAGTACGCCTGGTACAGCCCGCACAAGGTCGAGGTGCCCGACGGCCAGCGGCTCATGCTCGCGCTGCCGCTCTATAAGTCGGTCTCGGTGACCTGGCTGCTGAACATGTTCGGCATGGACCAGTCCTCGGTGGTCGGGTCCGTACGCACCAACGGGGTCTATGTCACCAAGGCGATGCAGATCCTGATCGAGGCCGCGCTGGACCAGAGCGACTGGGACCGGCTGGTCTTTATGGAGCACGACATGATGGTGCCGCAGGACGCCTTCGCGCGCGTGGCCTCCTACACCAAGCCGGAGTACGACATCGTCGGCTCGGTGTACTTCGAGCACTACCCTCCCCACAAGGCCATCGTGTACGGCGAGAACCATCCGCCCGAGGAGGCGGGCCAGCCCTGGAAGGCGGTCAACCTCGGTCCCGACGTCGTGGCCAAACTCGTGGAGAGACCGGCCATCTACGAGGTCGCGGCGGTGGGCTTCGGGTTCACTTCGATCGCGCGTCATGTCTTCGAGAAATGGGACGAGGCCACTCCGATGTTCTCCCTCGACGAGTGCTCCCACGACCTGTTCTTCTGCCGCAAGGCCAAGGACCAAGGCTTCGGAATCTACGTGGACTCCGCCATCTGCTGCGAGCACCTCACCGAGATCTCGGTGGGCTTCCTGCACAACCAGCGGGCCCAGGCCGAAGATGCCATGGGCCGTAACTGGATCGATTCCCTGACGCTGGACTGATTCCCTGTATCCGACCTGTCGTCGCGTCCTTAAAGGTAGAGGGACCTTCGACAGGGAGGATGCATGACTAATCCAGCCATTCCCGCTGGTTCGGGCCTTCCCAAGGGTGCTCAGCTGATCGGTGGAATCGTGGCCTGGGCCAGCGCATCCGTGCAGCATGCCGATGGCACCGTCGACTCCGATGAAGAGACCGAAGAGGTGCAGCCGTGACCGTTGGATTACACAGTACGAACGTAGCCGAGCCACTGCTCAACACCTTGCGCGGCACCTCGACGAGCTATGCCTCCACCTGGATCCAGTTACACACGGGCGACCCCTCGAGCGCCGGAACGGCCGCCGTCAGCGTAGGCAGTACCAACAGATACCAGGCAACCTTTGCGGCGGCCACGTCCTCGGGTGCCAGTGCATCGATCGCCCTGTCGGCCTCCCCCACCGCATGGACCAACGGCGGCACCAGCGAGACCATCTCCTACATCTCGGTGTGGTCGGCTTCCACGGCGGGCAACCCGCTGTGGACGGCCTCGCTGTCGGTGGCCAAGACCTGGGCGAGCGCGGACACCCTGACCCTGAACACCTGTGGGCTTTCCCTGACCCCACTGGCCGTTTAAAGGAAGCTGGAGGAGATGTCCTTCTTCACCGGCACCAACGTCGAACTGCTCTACTTCAGCACGGCGACAGGCACCGCCAAGGGCACCTTTACCAGCGAGGTGCAGATCAACGACACGGCAGGGATGGGAGTACAGGCCCATTTGCCGCCGGATTTCTGGCTGCCGAATCAGACCTCGGTCGGGCGCGGGATTCGTATCGTGGCGCGCGGCATCTTGAGCAGCACTGCCACTCCCACGTACACCTTCACCATTCGCTCCGGTGCTGCCGGTTCGACCTCGGCGGCAATCTTGCTCGGCTCTGCGGCGCTGACCACCGGCTCCGGGGTGTCCAACCAGATGTGGGAGCTGGAAGGGGACTGCGTCTTGACCGCGATAGGGGCGGCGGGCACGAACTCCACCGTGCGCGGTATCGGGTCGATCTTCTGCGGTGGTCTGGCCAGCCCGTTCCAGTATCCGATCTGGGGCGGTGCGGCGTCACCGGGAACCGTTGCCACGGTGGACACCAGCATCATGAATTTCATCAACTTCAATGTGACTTGCAGTGCGTCCAGTGCCAGCAACACGATCACCCTGCAACAGCTCCAGGTGTACGGCCTGAACTAACACCCTCGCCCGGGTGAGGGGGTAACCGATGGGTGTCACCTACGACTCGGTTGGCGCTGGCAACGGCCAGCAAGCTGCGACCGTGAGCGAGACGCACACCATTGGCGCGGGCGCCAATGCCCTGGTGCTGGGTGTCACCGCATGGGGGACAGGCGCTACAGGTAACACGGCCACGGTGGGAACCACCTCCATGACGCTGCTGGGTAACTACACGCCCGACAGCGGCACGATGTATCTTCTGATCTTCGGGTTGTTGAGCCCACCTACCGGGACGCAGACAATAACCTTCACCAGCGCCACCGGTACCCCGTACGTCAACCTCAATTCTGTTGCCTACGCGGGAGTTTTAAGTTTCGGAACCGCAGTCAACGCCAGCGGCAGCGGAACGGCGGCGTCGCAAACGGTTTCATCAACCACATCGAATCAGCTTATTTTCCAGATGTTCACCGATGACCAAGGGTCAGCCAGCGGTGCACCCACGGGCTACAACCAAACCGCCAGGTGGTCTGGGGATGGCAGCGTCGCGCAACCCACGGTGATCGGTGATGCCCCCGGTGGGGGAAACATCACGTTCAGTGCCACGATGCCCTTGTCTGCGACCTGGGGCGGCCTTGCGATCCCGCTTAATGGTGCTGCTGGTGGTGGTCGCCCAATCCTTCGCATCCCCAACCGCAACGTCGGCCCGATGGCTCAGCGTCATGTGTTCCGTAGACCGACTCCGACGGTTTTTTCTTTCGGTCAAAATAACTGGATCGCCGATGCATCATTGGCCATCGCCGCGTCGTCGATCGACACGATCAGCCAGGGTCAGGTTCTTGACACGTCGTCTTTGGCGATTACCACAGGGCTCACCGACACCGCCACCCGAGCTGCGTTCGCCGACACTTCTCTGCCAGTGACCGCCACTATCACCGACAACATCAATGCTGCCTTCCTGGCTAATGCTTCCCTACCGGTCACGGCGAACCTTGCCAGCCTGCTGAACCTGGAGGCCTATATTGCCGGTCTCCTTCCGATCACGGCCGGGTTCACCGAGATACTGAATCTGGCGGGATTGGCCAACACCTCTTTGGGGATCACGGCCGGGCTCACCGACGTGGCCAGCTACGGCGCTGTCGCCAACACCACCCCACTGGCAATCACGGCGGGCTTGACGGATGCCGCGCGGTTGGCTGCCAAGGCCAACACCTCACTGGCGATCACCGCCGGGTTCACCGGTCTGGCTAATCAGGTCATCAACTCGGCCGTTATCTCTTTGCCGATCACGGCGGCATTGACTGCTACGGACACCCGCAATGCGGTCGTTGGCGCCTCTCTCCCGATCACGGTGGGCAACCTGGCTGGGGCTGTACCCACCTACGACAACTCCGCGTCCAGCAGCTATCAGAGTGGCACCGGCAGCGGAACGGCGGTCACCTGGTCACACACCGTCGCAGCCGGGGCCTACGCCATCATCGTGGTCTTCGTGCCCTACGCCAGTATGTCGGGGCCGGGCTCCGGCACGACCGCTGTGGTGAAGATGGGCACCGTAACCCTGTCCAGCCTGGGTTCGGTGTTCATCAACAACGCTGCCGAAGGGTGGGCCTGGGTCTTCGGCGGCTATACCTCGGGAAGTGGCGCCCAAACCGCGTCGGTGAAGCTCACCGAATCTGGGCAAACCTTCACCGGCTACGGTGCGTCATTCACCTACAACAACGTCAGTAGTGTCGGGATCCTCCAGACAGCCTATGGAGGGTCCGCCACCACACAATCGGTGTCGGTCCCCTCGGCCAGTACCAATCTCGTGTGGGGAGCCATCCAGATCGGCACCAGCGGTGCCACTCTCGCGGGATTCAGTGCATTCAGCCTCAACCAGCGACAGGAACAGGACTCCAACACGACCTGGGGTGAGTCGTTCATCGCTGGGGATATCGCCGGGAGTTCGAGCGTCTCGGTAAGTGTCAACACCAGCAGCAGCTTTGACTGGGCGGCTGTGGGCCTCTCGCTGAACGGTCTTGCCGGTCCGACGATTGGCTACTCGGGTGTGGCCAATGTTGCTCTGCCGATCACGGCGGGGGGACTGGTCAATGTCATCAGCAAGGGTCAGGCATTGGTGGCCCTTTCCTTGGGCCTCACCGCGACCCCAACGGCCGTGGCCAGTTACGGAGCCACGGCCAACACCTCGCTTCCGATCACCGCAACACCCTTGGGCTCGGTTCACTGGAATGCGGTAGCCAGTGCTGCCCTGGCACTCACCGCGACTCCGACAAGCGCCGGGGTCCGTAATGCGGTCGTGGATGCTTTACTGCCGATCACCGCAGGCAATATGACCGGGGCTGTCCCTGCCTATGACAATTCCGCGATCAGCAGCCTTCAGAACGGTGTGCCTAGTCCCGCATCATTTACTTGGACACAGACCGTTGCCGCCGGGGCCTATGTGATCATTGCTATTTTCGAGCCCTACGGCAGCTCTTTCCACATGCAGGGGCCCGGCAACACGACCGCTGTGGTGAAGATGGGCACCGTAACCCTGTCCAGTTTGGGCTACGCCTTCCTTGGTGGTACCAGCGACAGTAATGGATGGACCTGGGTTTTCGGTGGTTATGTTTCGGGAAGCGGCAGCCAAACCGCCTCGGTGACACTCACCCAATCCTTTTCCAATTTCTACGGATATGCGGCATCGTTCACCTACACCAATGTGTTTAGCGTCGGGACTCTCCAGACGGCCTACGGGACAACTACCCCGGGCTCGATGCCGGTGTCGGTTTCTTCGGCTGCCAGTGCTCTGGTTTGGGGCGCCGTTAACGTGTCTGCCAATTCGACCGTTAATTTAACGTCCATCACCCTAACCCAACGGCAGGCCGAAGACATGGGCGTGACTTGGGGCGAGGCTTTCGTCGCCGGGGATATTACTGGTGCTACCACAGTTTCGGTGAGTGCTTACACAGCCAGCAGTGACACCTCCGGCTGGGCGGCCGTGGGGCTTTCATTGAACGGCCTGCCCGGACCGGTGGTCCAGTATGCGGGTGTTGTTCAGGGTCTCCTGGCGATCACCGCAGGGTTGGTCGACACCCTTAGTCTGGGGCGCGCGATTGCCGCCGCTCTGCCCATCACGGCCACACCGACCGGAACGGCCAGCTATGGCGCCCGTGCCAATGTGGCGCTACCGATCACCGTGGGATTGCTGGCCAGTTCTGCCCACCTTTGGATGGCCGATGTCGCCCTCGCGATCACGGCCGGGCTTATCGATACGGCCAGCTACGGTGCTGTTGCTAATGCCTCTTTGCCGATCACGTCCGCCCAGTCCGGAGCGGGGACTCGGGGAGCGCGGGCGGATATTCTTTTGACGGTCATCGCAACGCTCACCGACGCCGCGCAACTCGCCGGGCTGATCAATACCTCGCTTCCGGTCACCGCAACACCGATCGACACCGTCAGTCAGGGACAGAACCTTGATGGCCTATTGCCGATCACGGCCACCCCGACCGGTGCGGCGCGACTGGCGGCACTTGGTAATGCTTTCCTGCTGGTCACGGCGACCCCGACCCAGACGGGATCGCGTGGCCAGAACCTAGACGCCGTCCTGGGTTTCACGGCCGCCACAACACAGGTCCTTTCCCGGGGTCAGGGCGTGGACAGCACTCTGACCGTCACCGCGACACCGACCGGGTTCTTCAGCTGGGGCAGCTTCATGACAGCGCTGTCGGTCATTACCGTGACACCCCAGGGCGCTGGGTCGCGCGGACAAAACATGGACGTTTCCCTGCCGTTGACGATCGCGGTGTCCAGCCTGGTGAACTGGGCCGCGAACGCCGACGTCCTGCTTCCCATCACCGTCACCACGGTGTCGGACTCCGATCACGGGACCATCATCGATGCCGTCCTGGCGATCACGGCCACTCCCAACCAGGTGCTCAAGCAAGACATGCTTGCCGATGCCTCGCTGGGGATCGTCTCCGGTCAGTCCGGCTTCGTCTCCAACAGCTCGCTGATCAACTCCCTGCTGAACGTCACGGCCGATTTCTCGGTGACCGCCACCGAGGTCAACGTCATCCTCATCGACGTGCAACTGCCGATCATGGCCACCCCGGACACCGCTGTCGCCTATGCGGGGACCCTGGACACCAACCTGACGGTGACCACCACCCCGGTCAACGTGCTCAACCTCGTCGGGCTCTTCGACGTTCTGCTGAACGCGACCATCGCCTCGGCGCAGGCCACCGGTCAGGGGCAGAATCTCGATACCTCGCTGGATGTCACCGCCGTGCCCGAGGTGGACGTCGGCCACAACGCCACCGCCGACGCGGTGCTGGCCGTCATCCTGGAGACCGTCGCGCAGCTCTCCGTGTCGACCGGGGGCGGCAACTTCCTGATGTTTTTCCGCAATGCGATGGGTCAGTAGATCCTGTGATGCCAGAGATTTGGGCACCTAAAGGGTAGGAGGTTGCCGTGAACCGGGAAGTGGACCCTGGCGGCACATCCTCCCCTACTCGAGAGGATTCCCCGATGAGTGCACCGACCACGCCCAAGAAGGACGCCGCCGAGGCCCGGATCGCCGAACTGGAGCGCCAGCTCGAAGAGGCCAAGGCCCGGGTCGCCGACGCCGAGGCGAAGGCCCCCATCCCGGTCACGGTGTCCACCGTGGACCAGGACGAGGAGGTCCTAGACAAGGAGCCCGCCCCGACCACGGTCAACCTGCAGCAGTTGCGCAAGTACGAGGGGACCCTCTACATCAAGAACAACGACCCGCAGCGCGCGTTCAGCTGTCACCAGGCGATCGGTCAGCACCGGGTGGACTTCGACCTGGAACCGGCCGGGTGCTCGGAGTCGGTGACCATCATGCCCAAGCTCGCGCTGGAGGTCCGTGGACTGCTGCGGGCGTGGCTGCGCGGATCGATCACCATCTCCACCGACGAGAAGCTCGAAGACGAGATGACGCTGCTGATGAACAAGCACGTGCGGGCGTCTCAGGCCCGGGTGGACTCGTTCATGACGCAACTGACCCCGAGCGCGACTGAGAAGGACCTGGTGGAGAAGGCGTGCCTGCAGTGTGGCAAGCGCAATCAGTTCGGCGCCATCGAGGGCGGCCGGGTCTTCCAGACCCTGAAGATGATCAAAGAGGGTATCCCCCCGCTGTGCGACCTGCACACGCATCTGGCTCACCTGTTCCCAGGAACCCAGATCACCACCGAGAATGGCCAGGAGTGGATGTTCAACTCCCCGGGACGATGAGACAAGGAGACAATCATGACGGGAACACCGGTACCGGGAATACTGTTCACCGGCACCTACTTGACGAAGAACTACAACCCCGGGGTCCCGGGTCAGCCCACCGTCTTTGACGCCTTGGCCAATCCCCCCGCGACCGGGGAAGCCGCTGAGGCCAACGCTGAGGCGGCTACCACGGCTCTTGGGGTGGTGGCCCCACCCGCGCAGGTTCTGGCCCTGCGCACGGCCAACAGGGACTACGTGAAGGACTTCTACGACGATGCCAGCGTGCTCAATGCGCTGCACACCGACCCGAACATCCTCGCCCCGTAAAGGACTGAGATGGCTGATCCCGTGCAGAGCGGACAGTGGCCGATGCCACTGTCCGAGATTCAGAAGCTGACCACCTCCAACATCGATCCGGTGAAGGACTTCTACGACAGCGTGGGCGTTCCGGGCTCACCCCAGCTCGGGAACGCACCGACTCCTGGCCAATGACCGGCGTCGTCTCCGGGATGAAGTACGGCTGGGCATCCCAGGCGCGGCAGTATGCCCCCACGGGTGAGCCGGGCATCCACCTGGAGCAGCACGACGTTCCCGGCGTGCGGGGCCCTACTGTCGTCGACTGCCTGCTCTACCGTGACGACGATGGTCAGCTGCTGGGGATCTTCAACCACTACAACGAGAACAACCTGTGGCAGAAGCCCGGCAGCTGCAACCTGTGGGTGCACCCCGACCACCAGCGCAAGGGGATCGCGACCGACCTGCTGCGTGAGGCCGATAAGCTCTGGGAACTGGCCGACCAGGAGAACTACACCCCGGAGGGTAATGCCTGGATCGAGGGCCTGGTCAAGAAGGGCAAAATCGATCCGACCAGGACGGGCTCCATCGAGGGAGACCCCTCCTCCATCTCGGGTCGTAAGGTGCCGCGCCCCTGTGATCCTGGCGGATAGCGATCTTAAAGGGTGAAGCCGAAGCACGGAGGGTAGAGGATGCCGATCAATTATCCCAGTGGCAACGACATCTTCACGGTTCCATCGGACCCCGCTGACACCCCGCTCTCCTCGGCCGGTGACGGCACCCGCAACCTGGTCGAGTCGATCCAGGACATCGGAGGGGCGACCACGGCCCTGGAGATACTGGCGGCCGTCAAGACCCACGCCCATGCCGGTAGCACCGACGGAACCCATCAACTTCTTCAGGCCAATACGCACGTCAACGCCGACACCGATGTGTCACCGACATCGATCCACCACACTCTCGGGACGTCGGGGGATCAGGCGGCACCGGGCAATCACCTCCACGACTACAACGATCTGGTTGACCGGCCGCTGGTCATCTGCACCTCGACCACCCGGCCGACGAGCCCGTTTCTGGGGCAGATGATCTGGGAGGTCGACAAGAACCGGTTCCGGATCTGGTCACAGTTCTCGGGCAGCGACGTCGCGCAGGTGGGCCTGGTCGCCACCATCCCCTTCAACCAGACCAACACCCTCAGCCTGGGCACCGGCTGGAACCAGGTCTACTACCCGATCGACGCCACGCTGAACCCTGTCGGGACGGCCGGTGGGCTGATGGCGGTTCCGGACGGGGCCAATGCCCAATGGGTGTTCGACTACGCGCCCTACGGCGCCGGGGGCAAGGATCTGGTGTGGCCGCCGACCGGTTGGCCGTGGCCCTACGTCCAGGGCCGCTGCCGTGCACAGCGGACCAACACCGTCGATCGCCATACGCTGACCGATGACCAGTCCCTGACCTGGGTGGCCGGGCCGACCGTGATGCCGGGCGACAATGCATGGCCGCCCAACCCGTCGGCCAACGATTGCTATCTGCGGATGTCAGATGACGGCCAGTCCTACATCCGGGTGTCATACAGTTTTGTGCCCGGAATCGTGCTCAGGTTCTGGGTCCTCACCATTCAGCTCGGGTATCCCTTTTACCCCCCAACCGAGACGGTCATGGTGTACTACACCACCAGCGGGATCGAGAATGAGCAACTGCTGGGAACGGTGCAGGTACCCAATTTCGATCCCTGGTCGACTTATCAGGTGGATATTTCCGGGCGCACGCTGCTTTTCTACAACGACTCGAATTACATCGGGCGAATCACCGACACCCAAAACGTCACCGCGATGGGCTCCAACAACCGTGGGTGGGGGATAGGCATGACGGTGGGCCGGGACCCGAGCTGGGCTGATACGGTGGCGTGTCACCCTACCCTGGTGCACAGCGTCACGATCCGCGACATCGTCTACTACACCGGTTCCCCGGTCTGGCAGATCCTGCCCGTCGGGCTGGTGCCCATCGTGCGCCTGCAGCAGACCATTCCCCAGACGCTGGATCACGCCGGGTCGATCATCGAGTGGAACACCGCCGTCGAGGACAACTTCGGGTTCTTCAACAAGGCCGCTTCGACAACCGACCTCGTGGTCGCCGACGGGTGCGCGGGTTTGTACGATGTCGAGGCCACCCTGCAGATGGGCACCGACTTCTACCCCGACTCGGGCACCGTCGTCTTCCTGCTCAATGGCCTGGCCACCGACGTGCGCCAGCAGGCGTCGACGCCGGGGTACGGATCAGGCTCCAAGGGCCAGAACACCAAGGGGGGCGCCCAGAGCATCACCGTCCCGGTGTCGGGCAAGCTGCGGCTGGCCGACGGGGACGTTCTGCAGGTCCAGGTCTACTACACCTCGGCGCAAAGCGAGTGGGACCAGATCGTCTCCTACTCGGATCCGGCCGCCAACATTGTGTCGACTCTCAAGATCAAGTTCCTCTCACCGTAGCCATGGTCAACTACCCCAGCGGGATATCCACCTACACCCCGAAGATCGCCGACTCCGCGCTGGTGCGCCGGTTCGTTGCGCTCGGCGGGCGCGGCTACGTGGCGCTCACGATCTGGGATGGTTCCACGGCGATCGATCCCGACGCGGGCAGCATGAACCTGCAGGTGTGGTTCGACGACGTCATCACTCCCCCGCCGACCGGTGACGATCCTCGCGGTACCCGGGTTATCGATGCCAGTGCCGATCAGATCAGCCGTGACGACATCGGGCGCTACCACTACGACATCGGACCGCAGTACACCGGCAATCGGGGCGTACTCACTGCGCAGTGGACCTACAACGTGAACGGGACCACGTTCACCTTCACCGACTATCTGCAGATCCTTGACCAGATGCCGCTCTACGAGAGCCTCAACGACTCCGAGCGCCTGCTGGTGGAGCAGGTCAGTTGGATGATCGGGGATTTCTACGACTCCACCGACGGCGGCCCGCACCTCATCGACGAGTTCCAGACCCACTTCGACTACGAGCGTCTGGCCGAGTTGGCCGTGATCGCCACCCAGCGCTTCAACGTGATCGGCTACCCGTTGACCAGTTACGGCTTCGGGTACGGCGCCAACAATCCTCCGTCGGAGTTCTCGGGACTCATACTGCTGGGCACCTACCTGGAGGTGGTGCGTCACCTTCGCGACTCCTACGTCGAGATCCCGAATTTCGTGGGGATGAACGTCACCTACACGGACAGAAGGGATTACTTCAACCGCTGGTCGCAGGTGTTCAGCTCGGAGTGGCCGGACTACAAGCAGATGGTGATGCGGGCCAAGTACAAGCTGCTGAACCTGGGCCGGGGATCGATCCTGCTGGCCGGTGGGATTTTCGGCAGCACCTCGGGCCGGGGACTGTTCCTGTTCAGTCCGTACAACGCTTGGACCAGGGCTTTCCGGTTTTATCCCGCTGCTCCGGCGATCTCATTCCCGGCCACCCGGATCCCGTAGCTGGTCAGCTGTGCCCATCATCAAGCTCCCGGAGCCTTACTCGGTCACCTTGGCCCGGCACTCGGTGAACGACTCGCTGATGGCCCACGGTGAGGAATGCGTGCTGCTATCCACCTATCACCCCAGCGACGGCGACGGGATGACCTGTCCCAACTGCTCCGACGACATCTACGACAGCGGATCCAACACCTGCACTTATTGCTTCGGCACCGGCTACTCCGGTGGGGTGCGCTACGCCCGGCGGGTATGGGGGCTGTTCAGCGATCACCGCGCCGACGAGAATTACTCGGCGCGCGGCACCTGGGCGCCCGACGCCCGGGAGTTTCAGACCGAGGCCTTCCCGCTGCTGCTGGAGCACGACTTCGTGGTACGGGTGCGCCACTGGGACACCAATCACATCCCCTTGGAGTTGGAGGGCTACTACGGCATCGGCCAGGTCATTCGCAACAGCCTGCGTACCGGCAACCGGTTCGGCCAGTTCTACTGGGACGTGGTGGGCCAGCGGGCCTCGATCACCAAGCTGCAGACCAACGACGCCATCTGCAATTACCCGGTGCTCGGCGTGGCCTTCCCCGACATCGGCGTCGGCGGCGTATCTACGGTGCTGCCGCCCGTGGTGGCCCCGGACACAAAGGTGATCTACTACACGCCGCCGACCAACGAATACAGCGTGGTCATCGGAGATGGCACCACATCGGTCTACCCGGTGGTCCACCACCTCGGCACCACGTCGGTCGTCGTCGCGGTCTACGAGGTATCCACCGGCGAGTTGGTCGACGTCGACACCTTCGTCACCGACGCCAACACGGTCACGTTCCGGTTCGGGGTCGCCCCGGCCCCGGGCTCCTGTCGAGTGGTTATCCGAGGTTGATATGAAAATTCCCGTCCCCCACCGGATCTGTCGAATCGTGTCCGAGCGAGCGGCCAAGAACGCGCGCGAGGATGTGCGCAGTATGGGCTGGTCCGACAAGTCGATGGAAGCTCTGGTTCCGCTGGAGTCCGAGGAGAACGGGTTGGTCGGGATCCGCTCCAAGCAGAAGTACCTCATGTATCAGGAGCGCGGCATCAAACCGTTCCTGATGACCTGGGTGCAGGGGCGCGTCATCCCGATGGGCTGCAAGCAGGGCGACGGTCCGCACTTCGTCACCGGTGGTCACGTCGGGGAGCCCGGCTACGTCAACATCCCCCATGTCGGCCGGGTCTACCGTGAGCAGCGCTGGCGCCATCCCGGCATCCGGCCCAAGCACTTCATGCAGAGCGCCCTGGACAAGGCCATCAAGCAATCACAGCCAGAGATCAAACAGGAACTCCTGCGAATGATGAGAGGAAATCGCTGATGAGCACCCCGACCGAGCCGCCCGGTAGCACCGATCCTGGGGGCACTGGCCCCTACGGCCCCACTGCCTTCTGGTCCGACGAGCACCCTCCTGTTGATCTGCTCACCCAGGTCAACGACACCCTGCCCGGGTCCACCCCGGGAGGGCTCATCGAGGCGGTCAAGCGCGCGGTGGTCACCGGCCTGCGCGATGCCGTCACCACTGCCGACCTGCAGGTCAACGGCAGCGGGATCTCCATCGATCTGGAGTATCCCCTCGAAGAGGAGCGCTACCCGGGCATCTGGGTGCAGTTCTCCATCACCAAATTCACCCGGGCCGGGATCGGCCAGGAGGTGGCCTACCAGGACCCCAACACCGGGACCTGGACGCCCATTCAGACGTTCACCTTCAGCGGGCGCGTGACGCTGTCGATCGTGGCGCTGACCAACAAGGACCGCGACCAGCTCGCCGATTCCGTCATCGCGATGCTGGCCTTCACCCGGACCCCGGAAGTCTGGGTCACCCAGCCTTCCCAGGACACCAAGCAGTACCGGGGGCTGCTCGCCTCACTGGACAACAATCCCTTCGTCTCGCTGACGCTGAACACCGACGTCATCAACTGCGGTGGTCAGGGTGTTGAGGTGGGGGTGCCCTGGCAACCGGACAAACTGGCCTACACCGACAACTACTCGTTTGACCTGCTCGGGCAGACCCAGATCCGGTTCATGCACGACGGCGCTTACACGCTGTCCAACGTGAACTACGTGCCCATCGTGGTTACTTCGGTTCCCGAACAGGATGTGTTCCCGATTCCGGTCACCTATCCGCCGATCGGCCGGGGCGTTTCCGAGGAGACCCTGCGGACGCTGTGAAATAACCTTCCGCGCGACAGAAAGGGGGAGAGAGGTCCTTTGCGCAGGGAGGCTTCATGACCACTCCGGTTATCACCGCCCCATCCTCGGTGATCGACTTCTCCACCTACAAACCCCCAGGTGTGTACGTCAATCCCGTCCCGGGACCGCAGCTGGCCGTTGCCTCTTCGCTGCCCACGGCGGTCGGGTTGTTCGGGATGTCGGTGGGTTATCGCCAGTACATCGAGAGCCTGGTCATCAACCCTGACACGAACTCGACCACCCCGGCCATCAACCGGACCCTGTCCAACCAGGGCATCCACACCTCGACGATCAAGGTCACCAACCCCAACAGCGGGGCGCAGTACGCACTGGGCACCGACTACACCGTGGTCAATGTCGGCGGTACCACCGGTACCAGCAATGCCCTGTACACCATCAGCCGGGTGATCGACGGCGGGCACATCACCCAGGGCTCGACCGTGCAGGTCAGCTATCAGTTCACCAACCCCGCCTACTTCAACCCCACACTGTTCTACACCTACCGCGACATCGTCACGGCCTACGGAGTGCCCTACAACCTGACCACCGGCGCCATTCAGTCCGAGCTGACTCTGGCTGCCCAGTTCGCCATTCTCAACGGGGCCTATCGGCTCGTCTGCGCCGCCGTGAACCCCGTCACCCCGGGTGCCCCTACCGTTGGCGACTACAACAATGCCCTGGCCAATCTCGCCAACAACGGCCTGGTCGCGATCGTGGTCTGCTGCAACGGGAGCATGCAGCCGATCCAGCAGCTGGTGCAGGAACACGTCGATCAACAGAGCAGGTTCCGCTTCGAGCGCCGAGCCATCCTGGGCATGGACGGGACCGGCACGCCGGTGCCCTCCACCCAGCGCATCAACAACGCCATGGAGCTTTCCGACCAGCGTGTGATGCTGCTGAGCCCGGCCAGCTTCACCTACTTCTCCACCGAGATCAACCAGACCGTGACGGTGGGTGGGCAGTACATGGCCGCCAGCCTGGCGGGCATGGCGACCAACATGAGCTGGGCACAGCCGCTCACTCATAAGCTGCCGACCGGCTGGATCGACGTGCCCGAGGTCGAGCCCGAGTCCCAGAAGGACCTCGAAACCGAGAACGGGCTGTGCGTGATCGAGAAGACCCGGCGCCTGCAGATCTGGGTCCGCCACGGGGTGACCACCGACAACATCGACATGGAACACCGTGAATGGTCGATTATCGGTCAGCAAGATGCAATGGTATATCGTTTGCGGGACTATCTTGAGAACGCAAATTTGATTGGCCAGCCGATATACGATTACACACTGGTAAATGTCAAGTCATCTGCTGAAGCTGCACTTCAGAGCCTTATTCGTGATGGACTATTGGTCGATTACTACGGGTTGGAAGCGCGCCAGCTATTGACCAATCCGGACGTAATTGAAGTTAGCTACAGTTGGCTTCCGGCATTTCCCTTGAATTATATTGTCGTGACGTTCAATATCAGCCTCACCTCCGGCAACCTGACTCAGCAGGGCAGCACCGCCAACATCGCCAACACCACCAACTCGTCGGTGTCGAGGACGGCGGGTCTGATCACTGCCCCGGCCAGCTCCTCGATCACCGACTTCGGTGGTCCGGCCAACACATTGCAGAGCACCGTTTAAGGCACTGGGAGGAAACGGAATGGCGCCTACCGTAACCCGCGTCGGCGGTAGCGGGTTCACTACGATGATGTACAACGGCCAGCGCATGGCCTACTTGCAGATCATCAACGACACCCAACCCACCCCGGTGGCCCAGGCCGTGGCCGTGCAACCTATCGACGAGCCCGTGCCCCTGGAGATCGTCACCGCGCAGGCCGTTGGCGTTGGTACAATGCGTGGTACATTCTACGAGTTGTGGAACGCCCCGGTCTGGGCCGACTTGCCGGGACTGCAGGGCACCAACACTCTGCTCGACATACTGCAACGGCAGACCGGTCTGGGTGCCGTCACCCTGCAGAAGGTCATCAAGGCGCCGCAGGGCATCATGCGTGCCCTGGTCTATCACGCCACCAGCATCACTGACGTCGACGCCGGGGAGAACATCAACATCTCCACCATGACGTTGCCGAAGACCATCACCTGGCAGTACTGCTATTCGTCGAACGTCTGACCAACAGGTAAAAGGAGAACACACATGTTGTCTGCCCTCAGTAACGTACGCAAGGCGATCGTCGCCGCGATCGGTGTCATCCTCTCGGGCCTTACCTTCACCCACAACCTCGACCCGATCCTGAACTGGATTCCGGGCGGCTCCAAGGTCGAGGCCGTGGTGGGAATCCTGATCGTCATCCTCACCCCGATCGTTACCTGGTGGACGCCGAACGCTCCGGCGTCGTCATCGACGCCCGCAGGTACCTGATGCGCCCGATCCTGCGCCAGGCCGAGCAGTACGGCCTGGGCACTCCGTTGCCCGACCCCCGTGTCGCCGAGCACGAGGTGAGTGATCTATTGAGGGCCCCGGGGATTCCGCGCGGGTCACTGAACCGTCGCGCCGTCGGTCCTACTCTCAAGCCGCCGGTCATCCCCGACATCACGGCCCCCAACGCCCGCTCTACGCCCTCTGGTGACCCGAACATGAACCCCCGGCGCCTGGACACCCAGGAGGCGCCGAAAGTGGATGCCGGGCCGCCCCACAAGCTCACACCGATGCCGCAGATAGCACGCCGGGATTACCGCACCGGCGACGGTGACTATGTCGCGTACTACCCTCCCGGATTCTGAGAAGGACTGATCTATGGCCGGACGACGCCTGACCCCCGATCCCTCCGTGGTGCAGTCGGTGACCGAGATCGTCGACCCCACCCTGGCCCAGCCGATGGCGGGAATGGCCCAGCCGGGTGTGGTCACTCCGACGGCGGCGATGATCCCGCCGGGGATGGTGCGGGCCCAGCAGGAGGCGGGACAGGCCCGGGTCGCGGCCTTCTCGGAGTTCGAGCAGGCCGACCAGCCGTTCGCCACCTTTCATGGTGACGAGGATCAGTCACAAGGCGGGTCTGCACCCGCGCCGCCCGCTCCGGAGGTGGTGACGGAGCTGGATCCCCAGGAACGCCTTGATTTGTCCATGCTGATGACGATCGGGCGCCGGGTTAAGAAGATCGACGTGTTCAACCACCCGGTGGTCATCGAGAGCTTGACGGTGGGCGATGACCAGCAGATCGGCCTGTATTGCAAGGAGTACCAAGGAGCCCCTCCAGCCGATTCGCGCTCCTATCAGATCGCGGTGTGTGCCTGTGGGATTCGCAGCGTCGACGGGGTGCCGCTGTATCAGCCCCTCTCGACCGAGGAGAGTCCCGGGGCGATCTTTCGCATCAAGGCCGACAAGCTGCAGAAGTGGTACCCGGCGACGATCACCGAGATCTATCAGGCAATTCTGCAGCTGGACAAGGAGTTCGCGGAGTTGGCTGACAAAGTGGGAAAATCCAACGGCTAGACGCATTGTCGGAGTTGGAAGTGCGGCTAGCCTACGAAAAGGGACATCTCAGCCAGAAGAACCTCAACCCCTTTCAGCACTGGGCGCTGTTGTACTGGCTCTACCTGAACCGGCGCACCGAGGTCGAGGACATCCAGGCCGAACTGATCCAGCAGACCTACAACCTGTTCCCCGAACGCTGGGGCGATCTGTACCGCTCTCACGTGCTCAACGAGCTTGGCATCGCCGACGAGGCGGCGGAGGACGTCGTGGTTGACGACCTCGACGAACTCAACAAGTTCTACGAGCAGATGGAAAAGAAGCAGTGGATCCGGGGCGGTAACCTGCCGGATGCCTTCACGCCGCAACGGGGCGTACGCGTATGACTACCGGCGGCGAGGACTTCGTCAGTGCCCGGCTGAATTTCGAGGTGCCCGTCGAGGGCATCCAGAGCATGCGCGAGATCAACCAGGAACTGGACCGCTTCCGCACCAACACCGAGGCGGCCGCGCGCGGCGCCGAGTCCTTCTCTCGCTACATCCATTTGATGAGCGAGGCCCAGGAGCGCGCGATCCAGATGAGCCGCAACCTGACGACCCAGATGGAGCGCATGCTGGCTGTCCAGGAGCGCATGGGTGGCACGCCCGGGGGAACCGCCGTCCCGCAGGGCCATACCCAGCCCTGGGAGGGGGTCACCACCGGCATGGGAGGCGCCGATCGCCTTCCCGTCGGTGCCACCGGGGGCCATGTCCCGGCGATGCTGGAGAGCCTGGCGGCCAACGATCCCCGGGCCTACGTCAATGCCCGGGCGGCCTGGGGCGGCCAGCGCCCCGGTGACGTACCAACGGTGTCGATCTCCGAGGACACTCTCGACAAGCTCGCCTCGCGTCTGTCCGCGCGTGACAAGCAACAGGCCCACGAGGAGGGCAAGCACCCTCAGACTCCGCACGCTCCCCGCACCACCAAGACCGGTGCCCCGCCCTGGGAGAGCTGGCATAACCGCGTCTCGGGCTGGACCCAGACAGCCGGATCGATGATGGGTGCGCTCGGCCCCGGAGGCAGCACCACAGGACTGCTCAGTATGGGCGCGCGCGCGCTGCAGGGCTGGGGAACTCGACTGGCCCAGGATGACCCGTCGGTGCCCAGCGGACCTGGCGGCACCGCACCGGGTGGTCGAGGGGGAGCGGTGCCCTCGGCAGTTCCCGGTGCCCCGGGAGCACCGGGTCTTCCCGGTGGTGAAGAGCAACCCGAGCAGGCCGGTGGCAGCGGTGGCCTGGGTTTCGGGTCGGCCATGGGGATAGGTGGCGCGGCCCTGGGTATCGGTCTGGCCGGGCTGGGGCTGTTCGAGAAGGGCGGCCAGCAGGTCCAGCAGTACCGATCCCTGGGCCAGATCCGGGGTGGGGGCTTCGCCCAAGGCTTCGGGTATGAGATGCAGGCCCGGATGATGGCGCTGAATCCGTTCATCACCAATGAGCAGTCCCGTCAGATCATCCAGAGTGCGCTCACCCAGGGTTACACCGGCAAGGAATTCGACACAGTAACTGGCTTCATGTCGAGCAATCTCAAGGACATGAACCTCTCCGTGGCGGACTCAACCAAGATACTGCAGCAGGGGGTCAAGGGCAGCAACGAATCCATCCAGGACCTGACCAAGAATTTGCACGACAATTTGGCCGCGCAGAAAGACTTGTCGAAGACCGGCTACGAAACACTGCCCGCGCGCCAGCAGGAAATGATGCAGACCTACGGCGGCATGGTAGGGGCCGGGGTTCCTGCAGGACCGGCGGCGACGCTGGGCACGATGGCGGGCCAGTGGTTTGCCAATCAGCCCGGAATGCAGGGAATGGGTGGGCAATTAGGCGGGGCTGTCAGCGGGTCCTTGAATTTCCAGCAGATGATGCGCGAGTACGGCGGCCCCGGCGGAACCCGGATGACCAATATCCCGGGCTTCAACCCGCAGGATCCCGGGTCCTTCATGGAGGCACTGGGCAAGGATCCCGAGCGGGCCCAGGAAGCGATATGGAATACCATGAAGCGTTTGGCGCAGATGTCCAAGGGCAACATCTTCGTGTTCCAGGGCCTGTTGCAATCCACGTTGGGTCTCAGTCTCAATCGTCAGGACGCCGAAGCCTATTACAAGCAGGCCATGGCCGTGGGCTCAGGAAGCGATGATGATCCGATAGCCCAGGGGAAGAAGGCCGCGAAGGACGTAGAGGACCAGGCCAACAAGGGTGCTCCTAAGCCCGGTATGGGTCAACTGTTCGGGCGCGGGGGAATGGGGGCGCTGGGTTTCCTTGCCGGTGGCCTGGGCGGTCTGGGAGCCTTGGGTGCTTTGGGCCTGGGCGGTTTCGGTCTCGGCCAGACGCTCTCGGGTCTCTTCAGCGGGGGACAGCATCAGAACATCACGACAGATGAGATCTCCAAGAGGGTCGCCGGTCTCTACGGTAGTGATGCCGAGGTGGGCAGTGGGGAAACCTGGCACGCCTTCAACCCGAACGACAAGCAGCAACTCCAGGATCTGCAGAGCGGCAAGCTGCATGTCCGGCGCCAGGGCGAGAGCGGTCCCGGTATGACGGTGGACAAGCTGCCGTCGGCGCCCCAGGGAGACACCACGACCGGTACCGGGGCGAACCGAGGGGCTACACGTACACATTCGTCCGCCCTCAGTGGCCAGTTGCACATCGTCGTCAAACCCGAGAGCATGCGCAGCGTTCTGGGAGTACCGGCCTACGTGCCGATCTCGGCCAACGAGCAGCAGGCCAACGCGGGCTACGGGACCGCCACCAAAAACAACTCCCCGCCCGGGGACACCATCACCTCGCGCGGCGCCCGGGGAGCGTTCTGATGCCGCTGCCCACATTCGTCGGATCAGGTGGTACCGGTACACCTTCCAGTGGTGCCCCGCCCCCGATCGTGCCGAACTTCCCCTACATGCCGGTGGCCGCACCCTTCGGCTATTCGGGTACAGAGTTCGCCTCTCCGCAGCGCGGGATCGCCTCCCTGACGTTCTCCGGACGCACCTGGCGGTTCCGGACCAACCCCAACACCATCACCTGGTCCTACTCCCTGGTCACCAACACTGACCAAACCTACGGGGGCAGGGTCATCCAGATCCTGGCCACCAAGATCGATGACCTGATCGTGCGGGTGGAGTGTGGTAACGGTGGCTGGGCCTACAACGAGGCGCTGGTCCTGTTCATCCGGGATCTGCTGGTGTCCCAGCGCAATCCGATGGCTCCTCCGGCGACGTTCGAGTACACCACCCGCAACTGGAAGTTCAACGTCTACGGGTTGAGCATTCCGTTCCAGGACCAGGTCACCGCCACGGTGCGTGAGCTGGAGCTGCACTTCAAGGTCCAGGAGGACGTCTCCGGAGTGGTCTCGGGTGCGATCCTGGACGCCACCCTGGCGCAGATGCAGGACGGCATCGGCTTCACCCGCAACCAGTACAACAGCGTCAATGCACCGTTCAGTTGGAACGGCCAGACCTCCTCGGGAACTCCGCCCCCGGCGGCGGCGCCTCTGCCCGCACCCAAACCGACCGACCCGGCCATTACCGGGCCAACGACCACCATTCCGACACCGCCGACAACACCCGCCGTCCCCAATCCCGCGACGAACCCCAGCGCTGGCCAGACATTCCAGCCCGGCGTGGGTGGCCACGGGCTTCCGGCACTGCCGCCCGGGGCCAGCTGGGTCGAGAACCCCGACGGCACTTACACCATGGTGAACGTGCCTACAGGTACAGGACCTTTCATCTAAGAACGAAGGAGACGGTGTCTTGAGTGGATACGTCAGTAATGTCCCGATCTCGCGCCCTGTGGTGCTGCCCAATTTCCCGCCCGACGTCGACCTCAACGGTATCGGGTTCAACTACAACATCGGATTGCTGTACCAGGTGTTCTCTGACCCGCCGTTGATCCGGCTCCCCGCACCCCAACCGCAGCAGCCATGAGCCAGCTCTACGTCCGCACCACCTACGCCGGGCAATTCGCTCTGAACGTGCTCAACTTCCAGTCGCCGCTGTTCGGGACGATGATGAGCGCCCAGACCAAGAGGATGGCGGTGTACTTCCCGATCAAGGCCCAGCAGCCTGAGATCGAGTTCGAGGTCATCTTCGCCAGCGTCGGCGATTACCAGGCCTTCCAGGACTTCGTGCGCACCACTCAGCTCAACGCCCTGTCCAACGACACCGAGCCCGGAGTCACCTTGTGGTGGCCGCAGCGCAACATCCTGAACTGGTCGGGGACCATCCGTCAGTTCGCCGGTGGCGGCCAGCGGTTTGTTTATGCCCCCCGTGCCCGGTTCGTCGTTGACCTGGTGGACTCGCTGACGTCTCAGCGCACCACTGTCTCCTCGACGGCCCCCATCTTCGACACCGTCTTCGGGTTGGGCAGCCCCGAGGGGGAGATGCAGTTGCCCAACACGTCGGGAGACACCGGGGGCGCCCCTGGGCTCGTGACGCCACCACCGTCCCCGGCATTACCCGGGCTGGGGCAATCGGCAGGAATACCGGTATGACAGTCACTCCCGGCAGCCCGGGCAACGATCCCGGCATCGTCGGCAATGTGGGTACGCCCCCCACGGCAACCAATCCGTTCGGCAACAGCTTCGTCCAGACCCCGGTCAACGGAACGCCGGGCAGTTCGTCAGGGGCCCATCCCGCGCCGCCGTTCTATGTACCGCCGGGTCAGCAGACCCAGATCGGCAACACCACCCCGCCGCCCGAACGCACGTTGGTCTATTCGCCGGATGTTCGTATTCTCGTCGCTCACAACGGTCAGCAGATCGACGTCAGCAACGATCTCGTCCGGGGCACCCTGATTCGCAAGGAGAATGCCGCCTCGACGCTGCTGTGGACCTGTCACAACAAGGGCCTGCGCTACACCAACGGGGGGCTCGGGAACCAGCCCCTGCTTTCCCGGATGGACCGGGTGACCTGCTACATGAAGCGGGCGGGCAATTGGGTCCAGACCTTCTCCGGGTACCTGGACAGCATCCCCTACCTGCAGCTCTACCCCGGACTGGTGGACTTCAAGGCCACCTGCACGCTCAAGCGATTGTTGTGCAGCTGGTGGAATCCCGGCCTTCCTGAGTCGGCATCTCTGCTGAACCAGTACGCCAACGAAACGCAGGAAACAGCCGGGGACGGGCAAGTGACCCTCGACGTTGGCATGGGTTCCATGCTGCGCGACATCCTGATCAAGGTGGGCGGGTGGGCACCCCAGAATGTCCACATCCAGAACTTCCCGCAGGGTTTCCTGGATCTGCTGGATGCCCAGGAGAAGCAGCAGCCCGCCAACAACCAGCAGGCCACCAACTTCCGCCAGATGCTCGAGGGCAACGTCAGCACCCCGGCGCCCGGGCAGATGGCCGGATACAACTCCTCGGCCGGACCTCCCGGGCCCGCCGGTTCACCCGGTCTTGCCGGTGCGGGTCCCGTCGGGTCGGGGACGATGTTCTATGTCGGTGAGATCATCGCGGCCACCGACCTCGCGGGTATGGGTCCCAATGTCCAGGACCAGAACCTGGCGCGCGGCCTGCAAACTGTGTCCACGACCGGCGAGGGATCCCGCGACAATGCCACCAAGGAGGCCTTTCAGCAGACCCAGAACGTGGCGACTTACTATGCCGCGTCGACCCGTAACACCGACGCCGCCATTATCGCGACGGCGACCGCGATGTGGGAAAGCACCAATGGACCCGCGATCAGGAATTTGTATAACCCGGCCCGGCCCGATTCGCAGCAATACAAGAATGACGGGCCGGGATATGACACCCGTGCGTGCGGGATTTTTCAGCAGGAAGACAATGGTGCGTGGGGCACCACCGCCGAGCAGATGAATCCCCGTCAGGCGGCCTCCATGTTTCTCGCGGCGCTCAACAAATTCGACTGGAAGAATATGGACCCCGGGGTGGTGGCCTATGACGTGCAGCAGGCCCTGAACCCCTCCACGTACTCGGCCGGGGTCGACGGTCTCATCCCCGCCGCGACCACGGCGGTCCAGACCCTCCGCAAGACCCAGGCGGGGGCGACCAGCTCCGTGGTGCCCGCCGTGTCGAATCCCTTGAGTAATGTGGCGTCCTCGACGGCCCCCGCCTTGGGCATAGGGGGCACCGGCGCGACCAATACCCCGGGGGCCACACCGGTTGTGCCCGTTTCCACCGGGAGCTTGGTCGGCAAGCCCAACCCCGATTCGGAGGGGGCGATCAACTGGGCGATCACCCAGCTCGGGAAGCCCTATCACTACGGTGCCGCCGGACCTGATTCCTGGGACTGCTCGTCTCTTCTTCAGGGTGCCTTCAGGTCTATCGGCCGGGAGATTGGCCGTGACACTTGGCACCAGCAGACCTCCGGCATCCCCATTTCCCCGTCCGCGATCAAACGTGGGGACGCACTGCAGTGTGAGGGCGGTGACCACACCATGCTGTGGCTGGGGGACGGCACCATCATCGAGGCCTCCACCGACGGAGTTCCGGTGCACCGGGTCAATGCCTATGTGCAGCCCGCGCAGGCCTTCGGGATCTACCGTTACGCCGACAACGGTGGTCCCGATCCCAGTGCCCCGTTCGATCACACCGCTTCACCCGGGCCCGGTAATCCTCCCTATACGGGGTATTCCACCACGACGGGTGCGGCGGCCGGAGCAACTCAGGAGGGCATCGCCCAAAACCTTTTCGCCTACATCTTCGACCCGTCGCGATTCTTGACCTACACGTCGCAGATGTACGCGTCGGTCCCCGAAAAGGATTTCATCGACGCGCAGCCCCTCATCCAAATGGTGCAGTCGATATCCGGTGCGTGTCTGCGAAATTTCGCCAGCGCACCCAACGGTGATTTCATCGCTTACTACCCCGATTTTTTCGGGATGGACGGAAAGCCCGCCGTCTTCACCCTGGAGGACATCGAACTCAAAGACCTGACGATGAACTTCAGCGACGACGCGTTGGCCACCCACGTTTATGTCAATGCCGCCGACACCCCGCAGGGTCTGGAGAACCAGACCATGGGGTGGCTGAAGAGCCTGGGCTACGCCACGGTGGAGAACACGCTGCTTTATCAGCGGATGCGCCTGGTGGCTCCCGGTGACTTGGAGAACATGAGCGGCCAAGACCTGATGAAGCGCTTTGGGGTGCGCCCGCTGCAGGTCACCTACGGGACGGTCATGGCCGGTGGCGGGCTGGACTTTCTGATGGCGGTGCGCATCTTCATGACCAAGTGGGCCGAGCAGTACCAAAGCTCGATCGCCATGACGTTCATGCCGGACCTGTTCCCCAGCATGCGGGTGCAGCTGTCCGGGCATAACATCCAGTTCTACGTCAGCGAGGTCACCCATCACTTCGACTTCGAGCAGGGGTTCACCACTTCGGTGGTCGCAACTGCGCCGAGCAACCCCAATGTGCGCAACCTGTGGCCCACCAGCAATTCTCAGGTGCCCCCCGTTCAAGGAGGGCTGGGCTCCATAGTGAACGCCGCTGCCGATGCCCTGACCGCAGGGCTGGCCGCCGCCGTGTCTTTGGCCTCCGACATCGCGGCCCCGGGATGACCAATCCCGGATATTCCCGCGTGCAGCCCACCGCGAACCGGATCCAGCCGGTGGGCATCGTAGCCGTCGACCCGGCCAGTAACACCGCCACGGCGATGACCCTTCAGCGCTCACAGCTCTCGGTGGACCTGCGCTGGCATGTGGGCTCGGTGCAGGTCACCCCCTCGGTCGGGGAGCAGTGGCTCATCCGCTACCTGGTTACCCCGATCGGTTCCTACTGGGTACTGGACTCCAAGATCCCGTTCGGCACCGCCGAAACCCTCACCCCGGTCACCGAGGGTCAACAGCAGATCGGTAACGGCCGGGGGCCGATCCAGCTGCTCGGTACCCAGATCAACGTCAACGGCCCGCTGGGGGTCCAGGCGGTGACCACGGCCGAGCGGCCCACCGGCGCCCCGGCCGGAACTCATCTCTTCGACACCACCCTCAACAAGCCGATCTGGTCCACGGGCACCGGGTGGGTGGATGGGTCAGGGACTGCCGTATAGACCTGTAGCGGTCCAATTTTCCGACCATAAAGGGAGAGAGGAGACGTTGCGGTGACCTTCAGCCTCGCTTTGAAGAATGGCGATCTCGTTTTATCCGGGTCCAATTTGGCGATCGTCTCGGGATCGGACAAATTACAGCAGGACATGACGTGCTGGCTCGAAGAGCGTCTCGGCGTCGACCGTTTTCATCCCCGCTACGGGTCGATTCTGCCGAACTTCATCGGTGGAATCGTCAACTTGTCCACCCAGGCGGCCGTGCAGGGTGAGGTGGACCGGGTGCTGGGCAACTATCAGGCCGTGCAGCAGCAGGCCTTCAAGAACAACCCGCAGCTGTTCAGCCTCGTCGAATTGCTCAGCGGTCTGACCGGGATCGACGTCGGGATCAATTACGACACCGTGAGTGTGGCCGTTTCGGTGACCACCGGCACCAACTCGTTCGTCTCCATTATCTCCTCGACAAGCACCACCGGGTCGAGCACATCCACATCGAATAGTTAACAGAGGGTCGGCACAAGTGGCTATGCCGGTGGGGTTCAAACACAGTGCAGAGACGCGCGTCCGCATGTCGGCTGCTCACAAGGGGAGGGTCAAGACCCCTGAGCATCAGGCCAAAATCACGGCAACGCTGCGGGCGCTTCCTCCTCGTGGTTTGGAACACCGACGTAAGTTGTCCGAGGTTGGCAGAGGGAGGCGTCACTCGCCCGAAACCAGGGCCAAGATGTCGGCGACGCACAAGATCCTCGTCAAGACACCCGAACATTGTGCCAACATCTCGAAGGCCAAAAGGGGTGTCCCCCAGCGTGTTCCTCAATCGGCCGAGCAACGAGAGAAAAATCGATTGGCTCAGTTGGGGAACAAGAGAGCCAGGGGATACAAGAACACCCCAGAGGCTTGTGCTCGCACCAGTGAGCGCATGAAGAAGATGTGGGCCGAGGGAAAATTTGAGGGGGAGTCACGTCCTTATTGGGGTAAATCTGCTGGTATCCATGCTGGAGTGGAGATGAGATGTCTTAATTCCGAAGGTGTTTTTGCTCAGGATTGTGAAGCTAATGGAATCGCTTGGCTCTATGAACCTCGGCGCTTCAAGTTGTCCTGGTGTTGCTATACCCCAGACTTCTATCTTCCTGAGTTCGACATCTGGATAGAGGTTAAGGGCCGTCCCGGGCAACCAGGAAACTGGACTAGGAAAATCGAAACATTTAGGGCTGAGACAGGCAAGACGTTGATTTTAGTGTTCCAGAACGAATTGTCGTCAGCTAAGTATGTAGGTGATCAAAATTTCTAGGACTCCCGATCAGATCGCCGCTCAGATAATGGCTTCGCTGGCCGTTACGTTGCCCACCCTGTCCTGTGGGATCGGTACCCCGGAGCGCAAGATCATCGACGCCTGTGCCGAGGCGATCAGCGCGGCCTACATCGACCAGTACCTGGTCGGTTCGTTGCTGGACATCGACACCAAGGCCGGGATCGAGCTGGAACAGTTCGTCGGGATCTTCGGTTACGGCCGCCTGCAGGGCACTTCTTCCACCGGCACGGTCGTGGTGACCCTGACCGTGGCGTCCAACATCGACTTCACGATTCAGCAGGGCGCCCAGTTCTACACCCCGACCGGGATTTCCGGGACGACCACCCAGTTGTACTTCTCCTCCACCTCGACGGTGGTGCTGCCCGCCGGGGACATGACGGTGAGTGTGCCGGTGCAGTGCACCACGGTGGGGTCGGTGGGCAACCTACCCCCGGGCTCGATCACCAGCATGGCGGCCACGATCGGATCGGCGAGCGTGACCAACCTGCAGGCCCTAATCGGGGGCACCGATGTCGAGACCGATGCGGAGTTGAGGCAAAGGTTTAAGGACACCTTCTTGCGCAACGTGGCGGGGACCGCCGACTACTACATCGCGCTGTGCCAGCAGAACAACAACGTCACCAGATGCGTGGCCTACGGCCCGATCGCGCTCTACACCACGCAGATCGCCGCGCCCGCCACCACCCTGACGCTGCCGGTCACTCAGGATGTCAAGTACGTATGGCCCGGTGAGTCGAGTTGCTTCTTCGACCTGGGCCAGGCCGACGAGGTGTTCTACTCCGACGTCGACGACTACACCCTGTCCTCGGGGGCCAGCCCGGTGTTCACCCGGATCTCCACTGGCGCGATCGTTGCGGGCACCATCTTGGATCTGGAGTTCCAGTACACCACCGCCTCCTCGCGCAACAATCCGTCAGCCGGGATCACCAACAAGGTCGACATCTTCTGCGACGGTGTGGCGCCCTATGCGGTGGCCGAGACCACCGTGCTCACCGCGACGGCGCTGTCGTCCAGCTCGGCCGACCCCCTCTACACCGGGAACTTCGTGCGGGTGGGTTCTGCGGGCAGCCCGACGGCGGGCAACCGGTTCACCCGGCTGGGCAACGTGCCGATAGTGAACTTCCCGACCACCGTCACCGTGGGCTCCACCGTTTATGTAATGGGGACGCACTACTTCCAGCTGCAGGACGTCACTCTGCTGCAGGGCAGCCGGTTGGAGTCCTCGGGTATCGAGTGGGCCGCTGCAGGACCGGCGAACGGGACCCAGTTGGTGTTGCACTACGTCTACAACCAGGTCCCCGAGGTGCTCGACGCGGTGATGGGCACCAGCAAGCAGCTGACGACCGACGTGCTGGTGCACCAGGCCGAGTACACCTACCTGCAGCCCTGCCTGAACATCGAGTACGACCGTTCCTACTCGGTGTCGGTGGTCAATGCCGCCATCGCCAGCCGTCTGACAAGTTGGATCGGCGCCCTGCCGTTCGGTGCCCAGGTCAAGTTGTCGTCGCTGACCACCGTGGTCACCCAGGTGCTCGGGGTGATCGATTGCAAGATCACCACCAGCACCGACAATCCCTCGCGGTACGGCGTCCAGATGTTCGCCAACAGCTCCGATCCCACCCCGGCCACGGTCCAGACCACCGACTTCAAGCTCGACGACAGCATGGTCGCGTACTTCCTGGACGCGAAGATCACAAGAATCGCGACGCCCTGATGCCCAATCAAGATCCATGGCCCTACATGCCGCCCAAGAGCACCGAGCTGCTCTTGATGCACTGCGACGACACGGTCTATACCGCCACCCCCGACACGAACCTCTACAAGCTCGTGGACGCCATCTGCGGTACCACCGGCGCCTCGGCACTGATCAACGAAATTTTTCTGGCCCGGCTCAACGGTGCACTGGAGACGATCTTCTACAGCGACCTCGACTACGCCTTCTCCAAGATCAACTTCCTGTCGCGCAGCCCCGAGGAGAGCTATCCCTACAACCCGCTGGTCGACATGCTCACCGCCGACCAATGGAACGAGGTCCGGATCAAGGACGCGTGGTACCGGGCCAGGATCCGGGACTACTTCACCGCCTGCGGAATGGGCCCCACCATCGACGCCATCCGGTTGTGCGTGTTGGCCGGACTCAGTTGCGACTGCGACGTGTACGAGGTGTGGCGCTACATCGACGGTTTCGGGCTCACTTCGTCACTGGGACGTTCTCCGAGTTCCGCACGCAACGAACTGGTGATCGCTCCGCACAAGACCTTACTGGCGCCCGACGAGATGCGCCTGATCCGTGACATGCTGTCGCGGTTCCTCACCCTCGACACCGTCATCACGGTCAATGCCAACGGGCTGGCGGTGCGAACCCCGGTGCCGATCGCCGCCGCCGCCGCCGACAGCAGCTACTACGAGGTGCAGAAGGTGGTTCAGCCCACTGCCCTGATGACTCAGCTGCCGCCTCCGGATCTGCTGCCGGTTGACCTGTTGCCCAGCGAGCAGTGGATGTACAGCCCGAACCCCACCACGGCGCCCTACGGCGCGTTCAACATGACCCAGGAGTACAGCTACTTCTACCTGGCCGGGGGTGGCCGCAACAGCCCCATCGACAGCGTCACCTACGGCGTCATCAACTCCCCGCTGTCGAGCAAGATCTTCGTCTACGAACTGTTCGGCACCTTCAGTGGTGTCACCACGACCGTTCCCTCCGGCAGTTGGATCGCCGGGGCGCTCAACACCCAGCTGTTCCAGTGGACCCGGGTCAGCTTCCCGGCCGATCAGTACCCCATGGAGGCGGCCGTCGCTACCGGGGTCACCAACCTGATCAACGCCATCAATGCCAACCCCGGTCAGTTCGTGATCATCGGGTACAACATCGGTGCGATCATCGCCAGCGAGGTCTATGACCAGATCCGCACCGGGTCGCTGACCAGCCGCCAGAATCAGTTCCTGGGCGGGGTGGTGTTCGGTAATGCGCGCCGCCAGCGCGGGTTCACTTTCCCGGGCAACGACTACACCCATGGGCAGGGCATCGACGGCAGTGACCTGCTCAGCGACTGCCAGTCGCTGTGGTATGAGTTCGTGGTCCCCGGCGACGTCGCCGCCGATATCGATCTCGGGTACGGGTCCGGAGCCAAAGAGGACCAGGCCGGTCAGTGGGCTGTCAGCATGTTTGAGGCCGTCTACCCCAACTACAGCGGCAATGTCAGCGCCGTCGTGACATCGCTGCCCCTCCCGACCCCACCCACCGCAAGCCAACTCGTCCAGACCATCGTTGACACGTTCTACGGGGTGCCCCCGGACCCCAACACCGCGCACGGTCAGTACCAGAGCTACCAGCCTCTGCTGGACAAGGGGGACTACCGCAGCTGTATCCAGATCGCCGCCGACTACGTCAACAGCCTGGCCACCGCGAGCGGGGCGGCATTGGGCCTGGTCCCCGTGACTTATCCGGTGTTCGTCTACGAGGTGGGCGGCACGGAGCTGACCAGCGCGACCGACAGTTGGTTCTCGTCGAGTCTGGACTCGCGCATGACGTACTGCTGGGTCAACTGGCCCGCCGCCTCTTATCCCATGGACACCTCGGTGGCCAATGGGGTCAGTAACCTGATCACCCTGATCAGCCGCAACCCCGGCAGGTTCGCGCTCATCGGGCGCAACCAGGGGGTCCGGGTCATCTCGGCGCTCTACGCCCAGTTGCAGACCGGGGGGCTGCTGGCACACCGCCTGGCCGATCTGCAGGGGGTGGTGACCTACGGCAGCCCGGTGCGTCAGGCCGGGAAGATCTTCCCCGGCGGCACCGACCCGGGCGGACACGGTATCGACGGCACCCGTATGTCGTCGACGCCGTCGCTGTGGTGGGACTTCGCCGATCCTCGTGACTCACTGGCCGTCGTGGGCGATGACACCAACGGGGTATGGATGACCAACCTGTTCGACGCGATCGCCAGTGGTTACACCGGCAACCTGAGCGCGATCACGGGCCAGTTCCTGTCCGCGCCGGTGAACGTGACGGTGATGGCGTCCAACCTCATCAACGTCATCTACCACGGCGACGGGTTCAGCTACTCCACCAACACCCCGCTGACCGGGGATGGCCGCACCGCCTACGAGATCGGGCGCGACTATCTGAACACCTTCGCCAGCATGAGCGAGACCTACATAGCTGCGCCGTCCAACCCTCTGAGTACCTATCTGCCCGAGGCGAACTTCGAGTCCTTCAATGTCGTCGCCACCTACGGTCCGTGGCGGACCTACGAGATCGCCGACAGTCCCGATTCCTATCCCGGCGGGAAATTCGGTATCCACCCCGCGCAGCCACCCGCCGTCAACCCGGACGGGACCGCTTACAACTTCCCGTGGGCTTCTCAGGCGGCCTACGTCACCTTCAAGCAAAACCAGGTCATCAGCATCGGCGGGCAGGCCGACAACATCCACTACCGGCTTCCGGCGGCGGTCTCCTCGACGACCAAGGAGGTGTTCCTGCCGGAGTATGCCATTGCCTATTCACCCCCGGCCCAGGACACCACCGTCAGTACCTCGCTGACCCGTCGCCGGGGCAAGACGGTGAACCAGTCCGGCAGCAATCAGCGTTTCGTGAGGACTTCACCGTGACCAGTCCCAGCGCGCTGGACGGAATGTACTACAACTACCACTGGCCTCTGACGCTGGTGAACCTGCTCAACGACCTCATCGGCGCCCAGCAGTCCTCACCGAACACCCCGGCACCTCCGCTGCTGCCGGTGGTTCGGGTGTGGTTCTCTCAGCCCAGGCCCAGCACGGACCCCTCCGGCGAGATCCTCACCGTGAATTTCAAGCTGCCGGTGTCGATCGGGGAGTTCTCCATCGAGATCCTGCGGGTGTCGTGCACGATGCAGGTCTGGTACCAGGACAGGTCCAACAACTGGATCCAGATGCCCGACGAGAACTACCAGCCCGTGCAGATCACGCTGTCCTCGTCCCAGAGTGTGGGCTGGTACACGTGGCACGTCTACACCTACCCGATCGTCGCGAAGGCGATCCAGTTCCGCATCGTCCGCCGGGCCGACCCCACGCTGGGCAACAGGCCCTACAACATCGGGCTGCGTAACGGACTGCTGCGCCGCAACATCTACAACCGCTCGGCGGGGACCCAGACCATGGAATCCGAGCAGGATGTGCTGGGCGACACCATCACCAAGTACATCCAGGACTGGGACGCCTCCCAGGCCATCGATGACAACCCAAACACGTTCTGGCGGTCGGCACCGCAGCCCGATCCCTCGGCGGTGGCCTCGCTCTACCTGAACTTCCTCAACCCCGACAACACCGGGCAGCTGGTCGACGCGTTGTACATCGATCCGGTCTACACCGGTCAGAACCTCAACGTCTACTACAGCAACGACGACACGGTGGGCACCCTCACGTTGTCACCGGTCGGCCTGCCGCCCGACACCGACGAGAACACGGCATGGAAGGCCGGGGTGGGACGCTCGGATATCTCCGCTCTGACGGGCACCAGCATCTACCAGTTCCCGGTGGCCTGGGGACCCCTGGTGAAACAGGACTGCTGGGTAGGGGTGCAGTGGGCTCCGGACTTCTCCCCGGCCGCCTCCAATGCGGTGCAGCAGATCACCATCAACGGCAACGTCACCGGCGGGACCCTTCTTCTGTACTTCGAGGGCCACCCCACCCCACCCATCTCCTACACCCCCAGCACCAACGCCAACGTCATCCAGACGGCCCTGGCCGCCGTGCCCGAGATAGGAACCGGCAACGTCGCGGTCACCGGCCCGGCCGGTGGTCCCTACATCGTGGTCTTCCAGGGGGCCCTGGGCGGGGTGGCCATCCCCACCATGACCTATGACGACACGGACCTGACCGGAACCTCGATCGTCGTCATTATCCAGACCAACACCGTTGGCGGGGTCTCCAGCCTGCCCCCGCAGAACCCGGTACTGTTCCAGGTCAGCCCGGGAATGAACGCGGTGCAGACCATCACCATCAACGGCACGGCTACCGGCGGCTCGTTTCAGCTGAGCCTGGACGGGGTGAACTACACGACCGCGATCCCCTGGTCGGCCACCGGCAGCAACATCCAGACGGACCTGGCCGCCCTGGCGGCGATCGGTACCGGCAACGTCCTGGTCGTCGGGGATGCCGGGGGGCCGTGGTCGGTGACCTTCCAGGGTGCGCTGGCCCAGCAGAACGTCGCCACCATGGTCGCGACCAGTGCCCTGACCGGCGGGACCCCGGCGCCCTCGGTGAAGGTGATCACCACCACCACCGGATCACCCCCGCCCAACCCGGGCAGTGCCCAGTACTGGCCGAGGCTGTACTACGACGTCGGCGCCGGGGAGATCGTCCTGGAACTGACCAACGGCACCACCGCCCAGACCTACTCGGCCGCGCTGTCCCCGATATTCGTCAAGAATGCTCCGCTGGCGATCGTGGCCGGGTGGAGATATAACCCGTCGACCGTGTTCATTTCGGTGGTACGCGCCGACGGTACCCAGATCGGCACCACCACCGCCACCCCCAGCAATCTGCCCACCCAAATCACCCTGGACGGCGAGGTGGGGTATCAAGACTTCCGGGGCATCATGACCGCCACCGTCGTCAAGCTGGAGAACTGGACGGCCGGGCAGTCGGCCTTTCAGGCCAACCCCACGATGTACGTCAACCCCAACCCGACGCAGCCCAACCCCAACACCGGCGTCGTGCCCAGCACCACCCTGGACAACGCCATTTTCGCGGTCGACTGGACACTGCAGGACATGGGGTGCGGCGGCGGACACTCCAGCTTCTACACCTCGAAGATGTGGACTCCGATCTTCGCCAATTACATCGCTCAGAAGGGTTGGCTGTACTTCCCCCAGCCGGTGATGCTGAAGTTTTTGCAACTGGAGTTCTCCAATCTGACCGAAGAGAGCTACCCGGTCTACGACTCGGGCGTACAGGTGATGTACCTGACGTTCCCACTCTCGGTCACCCTGGCCTCACCGACCCCCTCTTCGCTGGCCACCGTGGCCGGACTGCTCTCCGTTGACGGGCAGGCGCTCGGGGGCGGCATCGGCAGCGTTAACTGGCTGAACTCTTCGTCGATCAACGCGGCGGTCCGGTCGGTGTTCGGCACCACCGTGCCGCCGCTCACCGTGCAGACCGGCCCGGGCACCGTCTCGACGTCGCTGCCCAACACCGTGGGCTCGACGGCCTCGGGCACCAGCGTCGAGCAGGGCACCGCGTGGGTGTATCGCCGAGCGCTGCCCAACACCCAGGTGCTGGCCTCCCAGCAGCTCAATGCCATCACCTCCAACACCGGCAGCCAGGGCGTGGTCCCGGCCACCAACAGCTCCATCCCCAACATCTCCGGGTCGATGACTCCGCTGATCACCTTCTCCCCGGGGTCCACGTCACTGCCTCTGCAGGGGGCGGACTGGTGGATCGTGCCCGGCCAGACCCTGGCGCTTCCAGCCACCGTGATGAACGGACTGACCCAGAACACCCGGGTGGCCCTGAATCGTAAGGCCAGCAGCGCCTACCGAATGCGGTTCACCGCCACGTGCATTCACCAGTACGAGACCGCGACTGCCGTGCGCGACGCGGCGATCGCCTACTACGCCGGGGTCCGTGAGATCAGTGCGTTCATCACCAACTACATCGCCACCCAGGATCCCCCGGTCTTCTCGTTCAGCCCCTACGATCCCCACCAGTGGACTTTCGTCAACGTGCGACAGCTCGACACCGGACCGATCTCCACGGCGGGCATCACCTATCAGATCCAAAACCCCCTGTTCGACACCGACCTGAGTAACTGGACCCCGGTGCACGGCATCTGGTCACTGGATCCCGCCCAGGGCAAGTGGCAGTACGGGGCGGCGACGGTCACCGCCGACGGCACCGAGAAGGAGCTGCTCTCCGAGGAGATGACGGCCTGGCCCCAGGTGACTGCGGGCGCCCATTTCTCCGTCAGCGTCTGGGTGCAGTGGTTCGACGCCACCTCGACCGGGCAGCCCGTCATCCTGGCGGCCAACTACTACACCGACAGCGGGGCGACCTACGTCAGCCAGCAAACCGCGTCGATGGCGGCCACCGGGACCAACCTGTGGGCCACCGGCGGGGAGGGTGGTGCGCAGCTCACCGGGAGCTTCACGGTGCCCAGTGGGGTGGACACCATCCTGATCAGTCTGATCGTGGGCGCCACCGCCACGGCCGGAAAGTTCTGGTTCGACACCGTGCTGCCCGCCTCTACCGACACCGTGGAGGCCACTACCTACATCGACCTGATCACCACCAGCACCTTCGTCAAGGTGGACTGCTCGTTCAGTGACTCCGGGCTGGTGCGTTCCGATGACATGTGGGCCGAGGTCGACCTGACCAACACCAATATCTCGGCAACGCAGCTGGCCTGGTACACCACCACCATCCCGTCCACGATTCCTTCGGGCACCTGGGGGGACACCATCGCGAAGTGGACCGACCCCGTCATCACCTGGGGCGAGCCGTTCTCCGAGGTCGCGATCACCATTGACCCCAACATGGTCTACAACGGCAAGCGGGTCCTGCACTTCACCCGGGCGGCCGGGGCTGAAGAGGCCGGGATCCAGGTGCGCCAGGTCACCAACTTCGTCAGGAACGGTTTATTCCGGCTGTGCATTACCTATCTCAAGCTCACCGCCAGCGCCAACCAGATCGTGTTGCGGTTGCGCCGGGTCAGCGACGGGGTCTACATCTACGAGGAGGCCATCACCCCGCAGGTGGGCACGTGGTGGACCTACAAGACCCACTTCCAGGAGATCCCGGACTCACCGGATCAGATCTATACCCTGGAGGCGGTGCTGCAGGGCGATGCCGCCGACGACATCTACCTCAACGACACCTGGACCGAGATCGCGAACATCCGCTACTTCGCGCGCCTGGGCGGTTCGGGGGCCTTCCTGCACGATGTCACCGAACTGGCCTACAACGACACCGCGATCGTGTCCACCACCGTGCCGGTCAACGAACTCGTGGTGCAGTCCACCATTCTGTCGCCGACGGCCTGGGCATACGGTGCGCGGTTAACCCCCAACTACCTGCGCTGATCAATTTTTTGCGCGGAGTTCTTTCGCGTGCCATTATAGGTACATTGGAATAAACCTAGTGGTGATCCCGTTCCGATAAACGGAAGGAGGGCCGCCAAGATGAGGATTCACACCGACGACGGTTACGAGTCGGAACTCAAGCGTATGCAGTTTCGGGCGGCACGCGCCCGCGCGGAGCAGGCCCGTCATGAGCTTGAGCGGGCCGAGGGCTCCGAGATCCCCCAGCGCACTGCCGAGTTGCAGGGCGCCGAGCGCATGCTCGCCATGCGCGCCAGGGAATTGTGGGGTGAGGCGGCATGAAGCGGATAGTTGCAGGACTGACGCTGGTTGGTGGCAAGGGCCGTTACACCACCGAGGATGGCCGTTACGTCATCGAGCGCGATTACAACGCTATGACCAACTGCGATGGCCCTCATCCGGTCCGTACGGGCCGGGGCCGTGGTTACC